TTAGCGGCCTGGCGATCAAGATCACACTCATCTTGAAGATACTGAGCGGCACCATACATATTGGTCCGACCACTGGATTGCAGGTCAAAGAGATAACGGAAGTTGTCTGCGTTTTCGAGAATTTGTTCTTTTGTTTATTCCCACGGCCTTACGACGGCCGGGGGTTTTTTGTTTATAGAAATAAAAAAGGGCTGACTCACAAGAGCCAGCCCAGGGAACCAAGGAACTTCTACTTATTTATCAGGTACTTCTGGAAACTCTGTCTTAACCTTGGGTTTAAGATCAATTGAATTGTTTCACTATTAATAGGCAATCCACAGTCATAAACATTTTCAGCGACGTTAAGAACTAATGAAACTTCTAACGTTCGTAAAGATCCTTCACTATCAGGTAGATGTTTTACAATCAGAGTTCTCTTCACTAAACGTTGATAATTATCCTCTAGTTGGACCTTAGTCCTATTGATACCAATCTTCTCTACATTACATACTACACCATCTTTGACTAACTCATACTCAATAATACGTTTAGTATTGGCATCCACATCCTCAACGACTTTATAAAAATACGGATTATATACCATACCATTCATCAACACATGAGCACGGGGTGTCATATAATGCCATTTATTCGATTTCTTTATATTATACACAACCCCATCAACAATACGAAAATCATCAAGAGCAGCATATTCTATTGGTTTTGGTGTTTCGGGTTTAACCGGCGCAGTGTATGGCAGATAATTGGCTGTCGCTACTGGTCTATATCCGGCTAACGGTGGTCCAGCAACAAGATTTAAGGTGGTCACCAGTGTTAGAATTAATACGATATATTGTTTTCTCATGTCGATACTATACCACAGGTTTATAAAATGTCAATCATTATTTTCAACATTATTTAAACTTACGATACCGTTAAAGTATATGTGCAGATGCCGGTCCCCCATTCTCTGGCCTATTTCAGCCGCATCCAACTATACTCAATTTACCATATCTTTTTATATTGTCAAGAGGAAAAATATAATTTGACAAATAGCCGGATTATGGTAAAGTATGGACATGAACAATGAACTTGAAAATGTTTTGGTCAATATTATCAATAAGCAGAAAGCCATTCTGGCTGCACTTGAAGCCCAACTGAACGATCTCCGAAATCCTCGTGCTTATAGCCATGAGGGTCGTCGTTCAGCAGCCGAGTGGTGCAAAATCACCGGCATTGAAGTTCTTGACCCAGACGGTTGGGACCGGGCCGACGTTAATTTCATGGATAACTGGAACCATAAGCCCATTAGTCATTCTGAGTTTAAGGCACGGGCCGACATGTCAACATGTAGTCACCGCCGGTTTTCATAAAAGAAAACCACTTGACATTTTATAAAAGTATAGTATACTTCTACTATGAGACTGAAAGTAGAATCCGAATCCTGGTTCGTCAAACCCGAAATGATGGGTCACAAGTGGGCGGCTGAACAAGTCGCTCTCGTCAAAGAGTTGGTCAACAAATACACAAGAAAGGCTCAGAAAGAAGTTTTGGATTGGGCCTTTGACTTGGAGTGTACCGACTGGCACTATTGGAACAACGTCGTTTCCAAGAAGTATGTCGCTCAGGTCCGATACGTTCTCCGTAGGGTTGGTAAGGCAGAGTGGCTCAGTCTACTCTGGCATCACTACGCTACGAGCGGCTGTCTCAAAGACAGTTTGACCCGGTATCTTGAACTTCAATCCTACCGAATGCAGCCTGCCGATTACTTTGATAGTTACAAAGTTGTCTATATGGGGCTTGGGATGACTGAAGATGATTGCCGACAACGGTTTACTGAATACCACGAAAAGTTGGCGAACAAGATGGAATTTGACTTGACAAGTGGAAAGAATGCTTGTAAGTTAATCACGTTATGAGCCTGACAGCGGGCGGCCAGGGATGAGCCGCCCAATTTTTCGGAGTAGGTCCAGGACGGATATTTGTGCACAAAGAATCGGGTTCGAGTCCCGAACTACTCCAGTTTTTTCTTGACAAATATAAAAAGTAGAGTATATTCCTACCATGAAAACATTCGGAGTTTCGCCTGAGATTATTAAACAAATTGAGGATAAAATCATCTGGTGTCTCGAAACAGTTCATATGGCCACCGGTAAACTTCTGGAAGTTCCCACCTGGGAGTTTCGGCAGTCAGGTCAAATTGCTGGTTACGCTGACTGTGGACAAAACTTTGTTTCGATCAATCCCGATTTCATTAACAACGGACAGGCGGAATATATTGTGGATCAGACCGTTCCCCATGAAGTTGCTCATCTTATTTCAGTTGCTCTTTACGGACTAGACATGGGGGGGGCCCACAAATACGGTTGGAAGGCTGTAATGAGGATGTTGGGTTGCCCGGCAGATCGTTGCCACAGTTTGAGTATGGAGGGAGTTAAGACAAAAACAAGAAAACGTTGGGAGTATAAGTGTGTCTGTTGTGGTAAAATTCTTTATCTTACTACCAACAAACATAACAAAATTCAAAAGCCTAACTGTTCATCCGCTTTCGTGCACTCCCAGTGTGGACGTAACGGAACTCTCCAGTTCACCGGCAGTCTCAAAGTTCTATAAAAACAATTTGACTTTTTATAAAAATAGAGTATATTCTTACCATGAACGAAAAAACGGTATACTCTAAAGAATATAAAGTAGTCGCTCTCAGAGAATGTCCTCTTCCTGAAAGTCTCCAGTTATGTGATACTCCTGATAAAGCGGCCGAATATTGGAATCTTCACGTTGCACAACATCCCTACTTCAACCCCGAAGTAGAATGTTGCGTGGCGCTAATGTTGAACACCCGCCGCAAGGTCAAGGGTCATTATCTCATTTCCACCGGTACACTAGATACACTTCTCATTCACCCTAGGGAAGTCTTTCGTCCGGCCATTGTTGCCTCAGCGGCTTCCGTCATTCTCATGCATAACCACCCAAGCGGCGATGCATCGCCGTCGGAGGCGGATATCAAAGTTACCCGTGATATGGTTCGCGCTGGTCAATTGTTGAAAATCGAACTATTGGATCATGTTATTGTTGGTATCAATACCCATGCTTCTCTCAGAGGACTTGGTTATATTCAATGCTAAAAAGAATTTGACTTTCTCTAAAAATAGAGTATAATATCAGCATGAATATTTTGTTGGATCAAGCTGAAAAATGGTTGAAGGAATTAGGAATTTCCACCATTAGAATTGACGGCGGCGACCTTGCCGTTAGCCGTAAGGACATGGTTAATCTCCTTGGTTCAGACGAAGATAAAACTTATGGGGAAATATTGAAAGAATTGAAATCAGGTTGTTATTCTAACAAGTTCTGTTGGATGGGCAAGGATGATGATTATCTTTATCTTGGTTGTTTCTAATGATATACGAACCAAAATTCCGTCTGGGTCAAACCGTGAAAGTTGTTCTTCATGGGTTTATGGATGGGTTCCCGCTTGATACTACTTGTGACGGTTGGATAATATCAATCGAAATCAAGAAAATCTCGCCTCATAGTGTATATCATTATCAATATGGTATTAGTTCCTCTAATCCGGCAGAAGTAGGAAGTGTTGAAATTTGTATTAAAAGAACTGAGGATGAACTATTTGAATTAAATCCGATTTGCCCTTGACTTTCTATAAAAGTGTAGTACAATAACATCATGGAAATTACAATTACTTTCTCCGAAGACTGCCTCAAGGACATTATCAAGATTCTTAACAGCGTCTCCAGTAATGAAGTGGTCACCAGTGGGAGGATGGGGAGCGTAAGGAAAGATTATAAATCACCCCCATATGGGGCCACCAGCTAGGGGCTTAAAAACCCTAAAAAACCCCCTAAAACCCCCACGTACGGGACAGCGGGGGTGGCCTTCTTGATAGGGGTCGCGAGGGGGCTGCGACACCCCCTCTTACCAGTTCGCTATACGGGGCCAACTTTTCCCGAAAAAAGAAATAAGTATTCATGGGTAGAACGCAACTCGGTTATCCAACAATTTTAAAATTTTTCCCCGTGCCAATAATTTTCAACCATTGACATACGTATCTACTTATGATATATTGATGTCAAATGGAAAAGAAATATAACATATGTTAAAAAAGCGATCCCCCCCCATGCTGCGATCCCACATTGTTTTTATTTCATACCGTTTTCATGTCGTCACATGCCAGTCGGCGCCGATTTTACGTCAACAACCCTTCTTCACCTATGAACAACAAAATATCCCCTCCTTCTCCGCCACCGAAATCGCTACCTTTCAATATGTGGTTCAAGGATGTTGATGATGATGATGATAACATTTTATGTGGTACCACAACAACCGCTGCTCCTCCTCAAACAAATACAGATATATATACAGATACATTCGATTTCCCCGTCACATTTGGTGCGATGCCAACTTGTCCTGTTCGTCTATTATATGAAAAAACGTGCGTGCTTCATGAAATGACAAGTAGAGGCAATCCGCATCCCAACCCCAATGATAAAATATTTTGTGAAGCGGTGGAGGATTTTAATAGAAAACAAACATCGATATTTCAATCTAATGGAATCATTTCCGGTAAAACGTTTAATCTTTCAATGGTTCCAGTGCCTATGGCTTATAAAGATATTTTACGAATCAACGATTCGTCTATATATGTTCCTTCTTATGACGCATCGAACGGCTATACGACTTTTTTAAATGTAAACTTGATAGGCATGGGAATTAGTATGTGTATGTCTCCGCGGGGTGTTGCAGCGCCTCGTGTAGTTAGTTATGTTAAAGATTATGGATATGGTAATTTAAATACTCCGGAATGGTTGGATAATTGTGAGGTGGATGAGTGTTATTTTTATTTAAAGGTTCAGTATAGATATCCGGCGTCAAAGGTTAATATGGAAACAGAAAAGAAACAAATAGAATATAGTTTTAATGAATATTTAAACCGCGGGTTTTTGTATTTTACTGGAGATGTGGAGGTCGATGACTATGGTGAAGTTATAAAAAGTTTGACCATTAAGAGTCTCCGTTATAAACATACATTTGCCGGGCGGTTTCTTCCTTCGGATTTTGGGGTGTTGGTGTGATGACAAATGTTGTTGTTATCTGGGCAAATTGTAGTAAATAAGTGTACAATTGTATGTTTATACCGAACGATAAACTATTGAATGATTATGTGTATAAAGTTGCCATCTACTTTCCTACACAAATTTTGGGTATATCGGTATCTATGGATTCTCAGGGAAGACCATTGCACAATAGTTCTAGTGCAACGTATTATGCCGCAGTTGAAAGATTAAAAGAAAATATAAACAAAAATGACGGTGTTCTTTTTGGTTCTTTTCATAATTCTTGTGAATGGGTTAATCATGATATGAATACTTCTGATTTTTGTATCTGTGAAGTTAGTGGTGTTCACAGAGAAACCAAAACACAGGGTCGGCAGAGATTGTTCGTGGAAGCGAGCATGAAGTTGTTAAATACCACATGTGGCATTACTTTAAGTATGGCAACAGGTAATGAAAATAAAGTGTTGTATTTTTTTCGCGGAGATGCCTATACCTCAGATGGTGGACAAATATATGATTTAGATATAAAATATGTGAGCGCGGTAATTCCTTTAATAGAGAGCGGTAAAACGTATCTTAAAAAAATGTTTAACGAATCGTTGTTGAAACGAGGGTGTACTATCCTTAGTAATATTCCTGAAAAAGACGTAGCTGATGAGATTGTTAAAATGTTGTCTCACGAAGTAATTTAACGAAAACTGTATAATATTTATACTTTGACATATGTATGGATTAATCAAAATATTATACGATTATGAAAAACGACTAACGTTTGAGAATTTGTATGTTAATTCAGATTTAGCAGACCAATTTCTTCTAAGAGCTACTTTAGCTGCTTCATTAAAGGATTGTCCAAAGTTATTACCATCCAACGGAACAGATTGGATATTATGCACTCTTTGTCAGTTTAATAAAACGGAGGAGGATACAGCCCGAGTTTTTCAATCCTTGATGACAATGCTATTTGAAGTGCGTGATATCGGTGTTTTAAATAGCAAGATAGAGATTAGGCCAGCATCGGAAATAGCGGATAGTTGTTTGGTTAACATCGGTTTATTTAAATCCAAAGTTGAAATGATGTGTAAACGAAGAGGGGCACCATCTGTAGAATATTATTCACATTTAGGGTCGTTAGCGTTTCACCAAATAGGATATGATGGTATTGCTGATGATTTTAATGGGTGGACAGATTTTTTGGAGAAAGAATTTACATTATGATGATTTATCATTCATACGAAAGTAATAAAGGATTTGATATAAACAAGATGGATTACGAACGGGGAATTTTCGCTATGGAACCGTGGTGGGTAGGTAAGCCTAAATATGAAAAATATTCACAGTGGTATCCAAATGAGTTTGGAGACGCTGTGGTTGAACTTGATATTGATGAAAATGTTAAAACGTATAAAATCGGAGAACAGATAGATGCTTTGACGGAGTTGTTTCCAAATCGTCCAGAAGTTCAACAAATAATTGATAAATATGAATCTGGAAATTGGAGCCGAGAGGATTGGCAAAAGTTAGATAAAGCGATAGGTAAAAGGTTAAGAAAAATGGGATACAAGTTAATTCATTATACTGACGATCCCATGTATGGGGATGTTTGGGTAATAGTGAATAAGGACGTAATCGAAGGAGTCAAATACCCACCGAAAGGATGATACATGAAAAAATTATTTGTTTTGTTATTTTCTATAATGATGGTGTTAATAACGAGCGGTTGTGAAACTACTGGCGTAGTTTATTATGGCCCGGTTCCACCTCCGGTAGTATGGGTTGAACCAGCTCCTTTCCCGTTTATTTTTTACGCCACACCACCATATCATTATCGTCATTACAATGATTATTATCATCGTAATCCGGTTGTAATCCAACGACCTCCTGTTATTATAAATAGGGCGCCGCCGCCAAGGGTGTCACCACCACAAAGACCACCAACAATTATTAGACCTCAACCTCCACAGAGATCACCACGTAGATAATAAATGTTGACATTTGGTTGGTTTGTAGTATACTTATTTATATGGGGCTGTAATGGTTTCGATCAAGATCTTTGAATATTGAGAGCATGTAGTAGTTGGTCAGTTGGCTACTTAAAAAGCAGACTAAAAATCAAATGCCAAACTTAATCGTTTAGCTAACGTCGATTTCGCATTCGACATGAATGCTGAAGTTGCCGAAGCAGTAGCTTAAGGTTACTCCGTCATATCAGGCGATATCTGATAACTTGGTATGGCGTTAATTATCAGAGGTAGGGTGATTATTTAGATTTTTATAATTACTTGAAATTAAAAATTGAAATCTCGGTGCGTAATGACTTTTGTTAAGTTAGTCCATCTCACCTAAATTAAAACTTAAATAAACATGTAGTGCTTGATATAATAAGAATTTGACACGCGGGTTCGACTCCCGCCAGCTCCAGTTCGTAATGATTGACGCCTCCACGCGGCTACGAATGGATAACGCTAAGATCAATCTTTTATGGTATTATTTTCCATCTTCATTATATTTATAATTGTAGAATAATATCATATGGAAAAAACTAAACTAAAAAACTTGTTAGAATCTCTTGTTAAGGAGATATTAAATGAAGAATTAGTTAATTTAGAACGACTTCAAGCGGGCGTATCAAGATCTACAACAATATTAGGTAAACACTGGACAAATATGATTCAATCTCTGGAAGGTGTTTATGATGATGTAAAAGATTTCCACGATCTATATGTGACTGCTAAACAACCTCCTTCCGTTGAAGTCATCAAAAATGTTCAGACCAAGTTGGACCAAGTTATTAAACTTTTGGAAGAAATTCGGCCCGTCATAGTTCAGTTAGATAAAATTCAACGAGAAGATTTATACAACGAAGGAAAAGAATAATATAATGAAAATTTCTGATTTAAAAAGAGCTATTAAAGAGTGTATCGTTGATATGGTTAATGAAATCGCAGAGGATGATCTTAACGCTAAACTCGATAGATTAATGGCAGTATCTCCTAACCTAAAACATAATCTTAAAAAGTTGAGAGCGGAACCTGTTGGATCTGGGTCTACGTGGGCCGTTGTTCTTTATGATAAGAGAGACAACAAAATCATTTTAGTTGGTGGTCTTGATCAAAACGCTGCCAAAGGTATGCTTCCACAAATTAAAGATATTGTGTTGGCTAAGTTTGGTGTAAAGAAAGATGATTCTTCATCCACCGATACGTCGTTTTTTGTGAAGGAATAATTTCGCTCCGCTCGCTCGCCCACAGCCGCCGGTAGAGAAATTTACCGGCGGATTTTTATTATAAACTCTATTTATTTTATATGACATACCACATCAATAGTCCGGAAGTTCAGGAAATAGCGAAACTCGCTTTTCCAGATTATACAGGCAAAAAATTTAAAGTATCCGCTTTTAGCGGCCCGATGGATTTAACATCATATTGGGATGGTGGGTCCAGATCTTATTATGCTATAGTTAATTTATCCACCAATAAGGTCAAATCTGTTCCTGAAAATGGTAGCATGCAGACAAGAAAATCGTTTAGGATCACCAAGTTGCCTCCAAATTTTGCGGTGGTGGAAAATTCGATTTTTATGGGAAAAGATTCTGGTATAACCATTCATATCAATACTGAAAATATTTCCAAGATGTTACCGCCGGCCGATGAAGTATCGTGGGCTGAAAAAGTAGTATTGTCGGCAACCAGATCGTTCAAGTCGAGTTATGCCGGTATAAAAGATTATCGTTTTCATGAAGCGTTAAAAGATACTGGTATCAACAAACAAGAATGGGATGACGCTAAGAAATCTCTGATTGATAAGGGTATGTTAAACAAGGCTGGTGCTATTACTGATAAAGGAAGAAATACTATAGGTAGAACAGACCTTCGTGATCTAAAAGATAAACCACAATAATATAATATCTAAATTTAAAGACCGCTAGCAGAAATGTTGGCGGTTTTTTTGTTTATTAGATATGTATTGTCATACACACAGAGTTGAAAAATACTCTATAACACAGATACACAGAAAGGCAGTTTTATGAGTGCAATCCGAGAATCGGAAATGGGCTTCGGCGGCAGCGATCAGGAAGAAAAGACCAACCCCAATGTTCAATATATTCTGGAATCTTTAGACGAAGTAAAGGAAATACGAAGAAAACAGATTATAGACGAAGCGGAATCAAAGTTAAAAGAAAAACTGGACGCGTTGGATGGAACGCCAAAAGATACTAAAAAGTTTGTCCCAGAGTTAAATATAGACGCCACAAATTTACCACAAGAAGGTGTAGCGGAGTGTAAAAAACTCATCCTCAACTTCAAAAAATTTCTCTACGAAAAGAAAAAAGATAGCGAAACACAAAAAGCAGAATCTCAAGTAATTCAGTCGGTGAATAAAAATGCGTATGAGTTGAGGCATATGATACTTGAAAATGCTATACATGTTGTTAGTGAAAATTTAAAAAATAAAAATGTTTCATTGGATCAATTTGTAGATAGTATAATGAAAGTTTCAGACAGATTTTATTCGTTTGTAGAAAATAGAAAATAAAAACACAGAATAATATGAATGAAAATGAAATGTCTTTAATGACAATATTGAGAACTACCAATTCAGATTTGGCAGAACGACTGAAACGGTTGACCGTAGAAGTTAAACAGGATAAGGAAAATTTATCGGAGGCGTCTCAAGAATACTCTAACAAATATAAAGATGAAATTGAAGAGGGAACCAAGAAAAGACAAAATTTTCTCACCGAAGGAAAGAACAGAGGGATGTCGGATGAAGAGGCTGAAAAATATGCTTATAGAGGTGGGTTTATGCCTACCGTTTATACTCCTATTTTGAATATGTTGTATTTCTTGTTAAGAGAGACGGATGACATTGATCGCGAGTTGAATCAGAAGAGAAAAGAGTATGACCAGAGGTATGGTCATTTGGTTGATAATACTATTCTATCGGAGAATATTACTCCTCCACCGGATATGGCTACATATCTTTATGGTAATATAACTCTTGATACGTTTGATAAATTGAAGAAATTGAAAGCATTAACTCAGAGTCCTAATGAACAGGAATCGTTTTTAGCTTATAGGAAATGTCTGGAGTTATGTAAGAAATTTGGATTAGAATTCGAAAAAATACCGTGTTATTGTACTAAACAACAAAAAATTATAAAATGAAAATTGGTATAGTTTATTTAATAACAAATAACGTAAATAATAAAAAATACGTTGGAGTCACTACGTTGAAATTAAATCGTAGGTGGGATTCTCATAAAAGTGATAGTAAAAGATTAAAATATCCTTTATATAGATCGATTCGTAAATATGGAATTAATAATTTTAGTATAAAGCCTATAAAAGTTATACGTCATAAAAATAAAAATGTTATTATAGAAAAGTTAAATAAATTAGAAATAAAATATATTAAAAAATATAAAAGTTTTATAGAATGGAATAAAGGAGGATATAATCTTACAAGAGGAGGAAATATATCAAATATAAGTGAAAATAGTAGAAAAAAACAATCAAAAACTATGAAAGAACGTTATATTGATAATCCCACGCTAAGTAAAGAATATGGAAATAGAATAAAAATGGCATACAAAAACAAACCTGAATTAAGAAAAAAACTGAGTGAAGCACAAAAATGTAGGTTTAGAAATAAAGAGGAACGCCATAAATTGAGTCAATCTATTAAACAAGCTTATATAAACGATCCAAAATTGAGAGAAAAAATAAGTAAAATACATAAACAATTAAATGTTAATCGACCTGAATTAGGAATACAACATAGTAAAAGAATGAGGGGGATTAATCATCCACAATTTGATCATACAATTTATACATTTAAAAATTTAATGACCGGTAATGTTTTTGTTGGAACTCGTTACGATTTTTACACAAAATATAATTTAGATAAAAATAAAATTTCTTTGTTAGTTAGTAAACAACGAAATCATCATAAAAAATGGTATATAGAAAAGGATTAAATATGAAAGGTAGTTATCATTATCATTGTAAAGACACACCAGAATATCAAGAAGGTTATAGTGTCGGATGTGTATCTGATAATCCCCATAAAAGTGACACGATAGAGTGGTTGAATTGGTATATAGGAGCGTCTGATTATGAAAAAGATTATTGTTGTTGGCTTTCTAGGATGATGAGTTGGGATCATTCTCCTAAAACGTATAACGATTTCCTGAGATAAAACAATACAGAGTATGAATAGACGAAATTTTATATATAAATCAAGTTTAGCTACCACACTCATAAGTTTCGGTGGAATTCTTAACCTTGTTCCCGAAGTTAAATCTTTAACAGAAAAGTGGAAACCAACCGGTTTTTTAGATGGGTTGTCTGAAAGTCAATGTGAGGAAATGGCCTCAATACAAAAATGTTAAGGTTTCGGATCAAACTAAACTGATAAGTGCTTGGAAATTATGAAAATAACCCCAATATTTGGTATGAATGTTTGAATTGGAATGCTGTAGATTTCACTGCGAATGGGATGTATGGATGTATTCTGATGTTGGTGATTTGACCCGTCCAAACAAATTTTTATATTGACAAATACTAATTTTGTGTTATAGTTATTATAGTAGAGAATTTATGACGTAATAACACTTGAAATTAGTGTTAAAATGTCATAGTAATTTTAAATGGCGGTGTGGACGAAAGGGAAACAGCAGAACCGCTCGGCTTAGAACCGAATGTCCTTGGAGGTGCAATTCCTCTCACCGCTACCATTTAATGGGGATATCTGTATAACGGTAATACGGTAGTTTTGCAGACTACAAATCGGCGTTCGATTCGCCGTATCTCCACCAAACTTAACCAGAAGAGAAATCGTTTGGTTTTTGTTTATATCTTGGGATCGTAAAACCCCAGTGAGTTTTCACTCGTAGATATACCTAGAAAAAGATTTTTATATTTTTGTCCATATACTTATTTGTGGTGGCGATTGAGTATGCTGCCATTTTTATAAAACATAAAGAAAGGACAAAAAATGTCAACATTGTTAGTAGGATTAGTATGTCTAGTAGTAGGTGCAGTCGGCGGCTGGGTCGCTTCATATTTGGTATTGAGAAACAATCCAAAAGTTAAGGGCAAAGTCGATGGCGTAGTTGGTGGTGTTGAAACCATCATCAAAAATAGATAATAACAAACAACACAGGCTCCGACAGGAGCCAACTGGTCATGTAGCCCAATTGGTAGGAGGCACTACTTTCAGGAAGTAGATAGCGTGAGTTCGAATCTCACCATGACCACCATTTTATATCTTGACTTTTCTTTTTTCGCCTTTATATTTATTAGATGGAGAATTATTTTATTATACTCATATGAAAAAAAGTCAATTGAAAGCATTAATTAAAGAAGTAGTTTCAGAAACAAGAAGACAAAGAGACGTAGTTAGACATGACTGGTTTAAAACATTTGCCTATTTCGAATCATTAGAAATTCCAGGGTTATCTACTGCTGATAATGAAGTTGAGATCACCGCTAATTTTGAATATGATTTTGATCCAGGCCAAAAATGGACTCGGGATTCTCCTGAATTTCCACCATCCGTCGATATGTTGGATTCAGAGCCTATTAAAGTCGATGTATTTGGTGACGGTGGACGGTTGGTCGTTTCCAAAAAGTTTGATGAGTTAAATGGCGAACAACAAAAAATAATTGGTGAGGCACTTGTATATTTCATGAAAGACAAAATCGGAAAACAACATCTTGAGGATACTTTTTGGGATATGAGAAATAGTGCTTCCCAACGTTACGATCCCGAAGGTTAATTTTAACATTGACTTTCTCCAAATCTGTGGTATTATATCTCAAAAGGTTAACAACCTTGTTATAATATAAGTTATGCCATCAGAACAACCAATGCCGTTTACAATGGCCGAAATAACGGCCATGAAAAATGATTTTTACAAATATTACCCCAAAGATTTTTCTCATCCAGAAGATGAAGGTGTTTATCATTATAAGTGGATATCAGAGTGGGAACCCCTTATACAATATCTTGTTGGTGTAGATGATGTAGTTGGTGTAGAAATTGGAACTAATTATGGAGCATTCGCATCTTGGGCCTCTCGGAACGTTTTGACTGGTAAGAACACAATGCTCTATACCATCGATGTAAATTATAACAAATATATACTTCACAATTTAAAAAATCTACCCAATGTTACTTTTATACAAGGTGAAAGTGGTGATGTATTAAAAACTTTAACCCATAAAGGACAGAAAAAAGAATTTGCATATTTTGTTTATGTTGATGGTAATCACTTCGCTGCTAATGTGTTGGAAGATGCAGTATTAGGATTTTCTCTGTTAAAAGAGGATGGTTTAATTATATTTGACGATTATGGTTGGGGGATTCATACGGAAGATGAATCAGTTAAGCCAAAGACAGGAGTGGATGCATTCTGCCACGGTTACAAAGGACATTATGATGTTGTAGCGACGGGGTGGCAAATATTTCTGCAAAAAAAGAAACACACATTTGATCCAAAGGAAATAGAAAATAACTATTATGGGATGAAACACTCGTTGTGAAACCAAAATGTGAAAGATGTAAAGTAGATTTGGAACTTGTAGATGCTCACGAGCCGTGGTCGGATGAACACTATCAATGCCCTCAATGTGATGGAACGTATAATATAGAAGAATTCTGTGAATTTTGTGGTTTGAGAACGATTACAAGGAATCATCACTTGACACCCAGAAGTAAAGGTGGTAAAGATACTGCTCTATGTTGTGAAAATTGTGAAAATTTCATTCATTCTACTTGGTCGCATAATGAACTAAGAGATATGTATAATAATGTTGAAACCATTGTTCAAAATGAAAAATTTCAGAAGTTTCTTAAGTGGAGATTGAAACAACCGACGACTGTTGTGTTCAAGTCGGATCGTGGTAACAATCGGTGTAAGAGAAAGTATAGTTAATATGAATGATGAATATAATGAAGACAGAGAGTGGTTGATTCGTGAAATCTATAGTTTGATAGATGAATTGGATAATAAAGAAAGAGAGATTGCTAATCTTTATACAAAAAAAGTTAAATATGAAAAAATACTTAAATTGTTAAATAAACAACAAAAGGTATCACGAAAAGGAAAATGATATAAAATACAAATACCGTGAGTAAACGAAAGTATAGTTGATATGACAAAAAAAATAAAAAATGTGTGGGTTATTGAAAAATTTTATAGAGAAGATCTCCTCGTTGGAGATTCATATAACGGAAATGGGTTATCATCAGTTTTAAACGATACTGTTGTCAAGTATCCAAATATATTTACGAATCGAAGAGATGCTAGAATTATTTTAACATCCTTAAGAAGAGCACAAAAAACTGGAGAAGTCCAAAAATATTATAAGTTTAAACTTAATAGATTTAAGAAAGTATAGTTGATATGAAAAAACTGACTAAAAAAGAAAAACAGATAGTTAAAGAGTTTCAAGAAGTATTGGAGAAACATAAAAAGTTGGGGTCGTTGAAACTGGCCACGTTGATTAGTCCGTGTTTTCCGATAAGAAAGGATGAATAATATGACCAAAGATGTAACTGGAATGCCTAATCGATAATATGAATGAAGACGAAAAAATCACAATACGGGAAGTAAAAGAAGATGATTTTAGAAAAGGAATTCTTTCGGGAGAAGTTATACCACATGATGTCGAAATAATCATCAAGTTCAAAAATGGAAAAGTTATGAACAGTTTTGTATCTTGGGAAACAATATATACACTTTACAAATTTCACAACAAGTGTGCTGTAGGAGAAATTTACGAACTGATGATAGAAAATTCATTATTATCAAATGTGATGTGAGGGGTAATATGAGAATATTAAGACTTATAAAGATTTCATTCGATAGTTTAGAAAATCATCATCCGTGGGTTGAGGAAACAATAGCCTCGTTTTGTGATGATGAAAATGATACTGCTTACGCTAAGGCAAAAAACCATATAAATAATATATCTGAAAAGGTATATGTCGGTTACGATTTAGAAGTGTATCCAAAATATAAGTTAATAGAAGAAACTGCGATTTAAATATGTTCTTTGTTTACATGGTTCTATGTTCCGATAAAACGTTATACACCGGATATACGAAAGATCTTGACAAACGTATCAAAGAACATAATGAAGGAAAACGAGGATCAAAATATACAAAATCTAGAAGACCAGTAAAGTTAATTTATAAAGAAAAATATTTAGATAAATCGTCTGCAATGAAAAGAGAGTATCAGATTAAACAATTGAGTAAAAAAGAAAAGTTAAAGTTATTACACGATTAGAAAAAAGAAAGGTAAAAGAATATAATGAATCCAAACATTCCAAGTTTTAATCCGAGTGTTCCTCCACAGAGACAACAGCAAGTAAGAATTCAACTTAATAACACTCAGCCAGTTGTTTGTAGTAAATGTGGTGGTCAAGTATTTGCCGAAGGTGTGGTTTTTCGTAAAGTTAGTCGCTTGTTGACTGGTCAACCTGATGATGGGGTAATGCCTATTCCAGCCTTTTATTGTGTTAAATGCCAAGAGCCATTGGAAGAAATGCTTCCTGACGAATTGAAGGAAGAATTGAACAAGGGTAAGATCATTAGTTAAAATCATGAATATGGTGGAGTTTACTATTTCCAATTATAAAGTATCCCAACAAAAACAATGGGATATTTTATTATTTTTATATAAAAAATATTTACATAAAGATAAAATTTGGCATTTCTTTTATGAACTTTATACAAACATAATTCGATGTTCTAGAAGATTCGAAGGTAAAGTTCAACGATATTTAAAAAAACAAAAAGTGGATTTTGAAGTAAAGAATGAATGGGTAGATAATCAAGAAATTACCAGAAAATATCAAGATCAATTTCAGAATGTATTTCATGCTAATTCTGAAATTATTATGAGAATGGCTCTTGATCCAACATATAAATCTATGGATATTTTTTTTGTTGGTGATAGATTTATTCATTGTTTTTTGTTAAATTGTAATTATATTGCTAAATCATGGAAATCGGATTCAAATGGAAAAGATCATTGGGAATCTTATTTAACACACGTAATTGCAGATCAAAGAAGAAAATATATTGAATTTCTTCAAGATGAACTTTCAAAATCAACATGTAAACCAGAAGATTACGATTTAGATTATTTTGAAAAAAAGGATAAAAACGATGAAACATAAAACTACAAGAAAACAAAGAAAAGAAACTGCTAATAAATCATATAAATCCTTTTACGAAAGTCAGTTAGGATTATCTAGACGGAAGAGCGCGATTCGCCAGTGGGTTCCACCTGTTAAAGAAAAAACCGAAGAAAAAGTTGAAAATACCCAAGAAGTTAAGGAATTGTAAAAAATTACTTGACGGGTTTTAAAATTGGTGTATATTTATAATTGAATGGCAGTATCGTTCAACAGAAGGACCGGCGAATCATAATCGCAAAACATCCGTGCGACTCGGATTACTGCTACCAAATGGACTGATGGTGAAATGGATATCACGCAACCCTGCGGAGGTTGAGTTCCGGGTTCGACTCCCGGTTGGTCCGCCAGATTTTGTATGGAAAAAGAAAAAGTGGTTATATATACGATTACTTCTCTTGTTGAAGATAATAATGGTGATATAGTGGAAGATAGGGTGGTGGGATGGTATTCGGACCTTAAAATTGCCAAACAATGTGTGGAAGAAGATTGGGCAGATTTTGATGAGGCTGGATATTACAATTATGTTGTAATTGAACGGAACGTTGAAGGTTTGTATAACATAAATGGATTTGAACTTGACATACAGACCGAATGGTGGTATAAGTTTGATGACGACAACAATAAATGGGTTGTGTGTGAAAAACCCGATTGGTCAGTAGGTATAGTTGGGTGGGGATTGGGTTAGAATTTTAAGCCGAAGTGGCACCAGTGGCGACTGCGCCGCTTTTGTAAAGCGGAATACAAACATCGGGGGTTCGAGTCCCTCCTTCGGCTCCATTTTTCTATAGAAACTAAGGTTAGTTGAAGGAACCTTAAACTAAAAATTCAACGCTTCTTTGGTATTTTGTTGTTGAAATGAAAATACCAATGCCAGGTTGATGTAAAAGTAGCCTGTTAGTTTCGTAAACTAAATGAGTCGGAGCGTTACCGACACTTGGCTCCAGTTTTTTCTTGACATTTTTCTGTTATGATGTATATTAAATAGTAGTAAAGAAATAAAGGAAAATAAATGAAAAATATAGTAAGTATGTTAGTCGGTTTACTTCTTCTCGTGTCTATTGTAGGATGTGCAACTACCCCGCCAGCGCCAATGATTGAGAGTTCAGAGTATAGTAAGTCTCTTAAGTTTCAGTCGGATTTGATGAATGGAAATCCGAACGTTGTTCCTGTTCCTGCTTGGGTTCAGTAATATGTGATTGATGTTTAGGAAGTTATAAAAAGCCAAAAATAGTTCTTGACAAACAATGGAGATGTGGTAAAGTATGTATGGTAAAAGAAAAAAGACCAAAAAAAGTCAAAAAAAGATTTGACAAAAACAGATTTGAATGATATATATAGTTAGTATGACAATGTGGCATAGACAATTTAAATATAGTGAATCACCTTCTATTGAAGATAATAGAGGTATCGGCGGAGGAGGAACCGCGTAAGAAAGTAGAAGATTTTGCCCTCCAACGCCGATCTGAAAAGGTCGGCGTTTTTTGTTTTTTGGAGTGGTTTTGGTATGATACTATTTGAACCGAGAATCAAGTATCCGTAGAGGCGAGCCGTAGGGAATGTCGGAGACGCCAGTTCAAGTGGGGACACTTGGGCCACCAACGTAGGTCAAAAAACCCTAATATTGATAGTTGTATAATTTTCGGGTATTCTATGGAACAACCTGTCACCGCACTCTCAGGCCATAGATTTCGAACGTTTCGTGTGTAACGTCCCGAAGACACACAAATAGGCGGTTCGTATAATGGTATTACTCTGGTCTCCAGAACCAAGAATGTGGGTTCGATTCCTACACCGCTTGCCAACTTCTGCGCTCTACATAGTGAAACTCTATGGTAAAGCCGAGGCGCATTTCTCAAAAATATCGGCAAATATAGTCCTGTAATTTAACGGTAGAATATCTTTTTATTGGTTGTTTGGAAGAAAGCATACTACTTATTAATGTAATGGTATGAATAAAGAAGAATTAATAAAAGATATTGAAAATAACTTAAGTAGTTATGATATAGCTAAAAAATATAATAAAAGTCAAGGTTCTATATCATATTGGATTAAAAAATATAAAATAAAAACCAAGTTCAATAAAATAGGACAAAAGAAGTTAAATTGTTTAGATCCTCAAAAAAATAAAATAAATTTAGAATATGATTGGAATTGGAAGGAAATTCAAAAAGATCATAATGTCGGTATGTCTTGGGATGAATTAACAAAAAAGTATAAAATTTGTAGGGTTACTTTACAAAAAGCAAAAAATCAAAAACTTGTTCAGTTTCGTAATCATAAAGAATCTATGAATTTTATTCATGAAATTGGTAAAGTTGATTATTCTCCATACAGAACCGAATCGTTTAGAAGAAAAATGTCAAAATTTGGAGGATTTAAAGATAAAGCAAGTGGAAGAGTTAAAGGGTCATATTATATTAAAAAAGATGATTCGAAAGTATGGTTACAGGGATCGTGGGAAATAAAATTTGCTACATTTTTAGATAAAAAAAATATACAATGGGATCGAAACAAAATAGGATATAGATATATTTTTGAAGGGAAGGATCGAAAATATTTCCCAGATTTTTTCTTAAAAGAATTCAATCTTTATGTGGAAGTAAAAGGAAGAGAAAAAGAAATGGATTATGAAAAATGGAAACAGTTTCCACTTAAACTTTTGATAGTAAAAAGAAATGATATATCAAATTTAGAAAAGTGGTATAATAACTATTTACGGCCAAATGGTGTAACTGGTAACACTCGCTCTTGATGTGGGCGGTATATAGGTTCGATTCCTGTTTTGGCTACCAATTTAGGCGAGAGGGGTTGGAAGTATGACCTGTAGCTACATAACTGGGTAACTTCAAGTCGAGATAGACTTCAATGGAACGTACGTGAAATCCTGTTAACGCATTTTAATTCCCGCCTGATGTAATAGTAGCCTGAGTGACTGTTAATCACTATGTCTTCGTGCGATTCGAAGGGTGGGAGCCAATTTTGAGTGTGTGACCGATAAAGCGTAGAGGTAGCGCGGCCTTTGATGAAGGCTCGGAATACGTAGGTTCAATTCCTATCATACTCACCAATTTTCAACAGAATCCCGTATAATGGAAATGTTCAGATAATTAGTATATTCTGGAACATACGGATCGGAAGATTACTAAATACACCGTTAATTCTGTTGAAAACTTTTTCGCTCGCCCTTCGGAAGTATCTGTTGACTCCCAGATCGTGCCAGAGGACCGCCCTCCGAATCTGTTGGTGGACGGCTGCTAATCACAGTGAAGTTATCATGTGGAGAAATGCCGATTTTGCACAGATAGGCAGATCGACACTGCCGGCGAGCATCATTTTAGTAGAATAAGGACATCTAAGCATTGCAATGCCAAGCGGAAAGGAACCGCTTAATGATGGGATGAGGTGCAATTCCCCACCGTATTCTACAATATAAGATATTATGGTGTTCATGGTGTATGGGCAGCATTTAAGCCTGTGGAGCTTAAGGAGCGATTTCAATAATATCGGCGGAACGGGTTTTGTTCCCGCTAGTCGTATGAGTCATGGAGTCATGTTTCGGTATTATATTTTTGTATGGAGTAGGTAGCATAATTGGTTAATGCCCTTGATTGTGAGTCAAGCAGATGCGGATTCGAATTCCGTTCTACTCCCCAACTTTCAAATCCGAAGGAACAGATTGCGAATTCTGTTGAGTTATTCTCTCTCATAGTGTAAAGTAGCACCTTGAACATCGGAGATTCTGGAACAAAAGAGAAAATATTTTTTCATACACCAGTCAACGAGATTCCGTAACCGGAAAAGTTGAAGGTGAAAGAAGAGGTTGTAGATTTTACTCTAAAGTAAATGGAATGATATACGACTCGGACATCAATGCTGCTATCAACATTGGAAAAATGTCCAAACATCCCGTATCACAGACCACAAATCTGACTTATGGGCAGGCGTCAGTCAATACGCCACACGAATATAAGTCCCCGCTCCTCGGGGCCGTTCAAGCACCTATCCCTTTAGGGTAGGTGTTGTTGACATTCGATGTATAGGGTATGACGGGCGGAGAAAATCCCGTAAGTTGTGGTCCGTATAGGGATACCCACATTTCTCTAGTTGTCAGGAAATCTTCGAACTTTTCTGACACACGATTTAGCTAAACTAATATAGTGAGTGGCCGGACACTTAAAATGAGGCACTTCACAGTGTATATAACCTGTAGAAAATAGCAGCTATATTCGATTTTTCATGGCCTGCTCATCTATCGGCTAGGATATCAGGTTTTCAACCTGGAGAGCGTGGGTTCGATTCCCCGGCAGGCTACCAATTTAGACGAAAAGGATAGGCGACTCCTACCGGCCGTTCGAATCGGTAAGGTAAACGGGAAGAGTTGCAACGTCGCACGTGAAATCCCTGAGTAGTCTATTTTTGTATAATATTTTAATATTTATAGTATATGAGAATACTATTTTTATCATTATTTGTCGGTTTGTTTTTAATAACGACTGCGTGCAACAGTGGAAACAATGTTGAGTTGAATTACTCTAAAATGGAAAAACAATACGTTGAATTAACTGAATATTATGGAATAGCAGTTGATGAAGGATTCAAAAATGAAAAAGAAGCCAGCGAATTCGTAAGACATTATTTACGAACACGAGATTCAATAAATTATTATAACCATCCTTTAAGAGATAGAAGATATGACGTTTCTGTATTGTGGAATATGAAATGGGAATTAAACGAAGCATGTAAACATACTAATTCGTTAATGAATAATTTAGATCCGGAATACGTCAAAAAACATCCTAAGTATTCTAAATAAGTTTTCGGGTCTGTGGTGTTTAATGGTATAACATGTCAGCCTTTTAAGCTGAACGATGTCGGTTCGACTCCGACCGGGCCCACCAAAAATTTGTAATACTAATAGTTAGTGCGATATCTTGACTTCCACCAAGCCGATCTACTGGCCATAGACGGAAGCAAAGTTGGGCAGCATGAATTAATTATTCAATAAGTCTGTAAAACCTTGGATAGTATTACAAATAATTAGAAAAATGCTCTCTTAGCTTAATTGGAAGAGCGGTTGTCTTCGAAACAATCAGGTACAGGTTCGAATCCTGTAGGGAGTACCATTTTGGCTCTGAAGCTCAGTGGCGAGCAGTCGGCCGTTAACCGACTGGAATTGGGTTCGATTCCCATCGGAGCCTCCAATTTAAAAAATGCACTCGTAGTCTAACTGGATAGGCACCTGACTTCTAATCAGGATTTATGGTTGGGTTCGAATCCCCCCGAGTGTACCATTTTAAAGGTGTAAATTATTTGTTTCCATAAGTTTGTTGATATTTATATATGCTTACAAAAAATGTAAGTAGTTTTGAAAACTCAACAAAAGAGGGATGAAATAATATGACTTATACTGTAAATCTGACATGGACTCCAAGTCCGGTCGAACAAAAAGTTACATCGTATAATGTTTTCATGGCGGCAGGTGGTGGAATGGAAACATTTATAGGATCTACAGCGGAACCACATTATTCTATAGTAGTTGATCAAGGATCGGTTTATCATTTTAAAGTTCAAGCAGTCAACTTAGCCGGTGGTGGTGTGATATCTAACGAAGTAGATACGCCATCTTTGCCAACTAAAGCTGCAACTCCAGTAATGGTTATTACTGGAAATGACGTAACGTTGAATTGGGATGTTAATCCTACAGAACAACTGGTAACTTCATATAAAGTTCATATGAATGTTAATGGTGGAATGACCATGGAAGCTGTAGAAGTATTGGGAACAAGTCATACTTTAGTAGATTTGGTTCCTGGTGTATATAACTTCTTTGTTCAGGCCGTTAATTTGGCCGGCGCCGGTGCATTATCTGATGCCGCAGTTACCCCATCATTACCAAGTGCTCCACTGGATTTAGTATTAACAATCGCCGTTAGCTAAAAATAATTAAATGAAGTTAAAACGACCAACTGCTCCTACAAATGTTAGATTAACTATTACTATTAGTAAATAATACGAATTAGTTGGTAAAATAACAACAATTAGAGGCGCATGAGGGTGCGCCTTTTCTTTTTTCTATCGTCTCGTAGCTCATTCAGTTAGAGCAACGTCTTGATATATCAAGGTGGTTGGGGCAGAGTCAACCGGGACGACCAATTTCGGTCATGAGGACAAACAGCAGAGTCGTCTCCCTGTCACGGAGAAAATAGCGAGGGCAGCACTCGTCTTGACCGCCATTTTACTGGGGCGTGGTGTAACTGGTAACACAGCTCGCTTTGAACGAGAAGACGGAATCGCTTGTGTGGGTTCGAATCCTACTGCCCCAGCCAATTTGGGACTGGTGTATGTCTTAAGCACGCTACCCGGTTTAGGTAGAAGACGGTGTATTAAATCCCGGTCCTGAGCCAATTTGAATCATACACACCGTTCTCAGAAAGATATACGGGGCTTACGAAAGTAAGAAATGCGAAACTCCACGTAACGGGAATCTATATGATTCAATCTATTTAAGATGCCTTCCAGCAACCAAAAAAACTTGCCTTATACGCAAACCAAAAACCGGCATCTTGTTTTTATACAAAATTTATGATATTTATAGTCATATGAATTTTACTATAACAATTGAAGATAGTTCCGATAGAAAAAACAAATCGTTTCATCCAAGAGGACATTCTGATTGGGTCAATGTAAAGGATGAACTTAAAAAATTTATTAAAAAAGAGTTAAAGTTGACTAATAAAGAACTTAATGATTTGAAAATTTTGTGTAGAGAATGTAATAATATTACTGGCACCGTCTTGATTAAAGGAATTATATTAAGTAATTCGAGTGATGCTCGTGATAAACTTCTTAAAAAAATTCACAATAAAAAGATTTAATGGCTCTATGGTGTTTAACGGTAATAGCATAACTGCCTCTTAAGCAGCTAGGTTCGGGTTCGAATCCCGGTGGGGCCACCAATTTAAAATTATTTATTATTACATACGGACAAGGCTTAAGGATCGTTGAAGACCAATGCAAATTTGGTATGTATAAACGTAGGTGGGTAGCGAATGGTGATGTAATAAGAGTTTAAAATGGTGCGTTATCCCGTAGGGGTAGCGGTATGCGCTGTAAACGCATTGTCTTAAATGGCTCGGGTGGTTCAACTCCATCACGCACCACCAATTTTGATGGTTGTAGGAATCGTATGTAGAAGACGAGAATCCGGGAAAAACGGTGTTGTGCTAGATTGGCCAAGAGACACAACAAATAATAGGTGCAAATCCTATCACAATCATCAAATTTTTATGGGGTAGTGGTCGAAAAATAAGGCAGCTCTCTGCAAAAGAGCATTATGAATGTGTAAATCATTCCTATCCCTCCAAATTTCAAAATAAAAATTTTGAATCGGTTAGGTTGGTGTTTTGTTCCGCCAACGTTGAGTTATCAGATTGAGTCATACGAACATTATGTGCTGATGCACCGATTCATTTTTTCGTCTAATAGTTTAAAATCTAAAATACCAGCTTTGGTGAAGGTGAAGTCTCACTTGAGCGACCAATTTTCCTTAAACTCGTAGAGATAAACTCTGCTAAAACACAATCGGTTGAAGGCGCCAAATGCTGATAATTGAAGGCTTTTCGTCGGACGCATTCGCGACCTAACGGGAACGAGGTTTAAGGATAGGGATAAAAGAGACTAGGCCATCGCTTACCCTGTCACGGTAAGAAGGCGGGTGCGATCCCCGTTATCCCTGCCATTTTCCGCGCTCTACACGGTGTAACTCTGTGGTAAAGCCGAAGCGCGACTTAAAAATATCGGCACAATTTGGGACTAAAAGGCAAATCTTCTGTGAGTGAAAACTAGAACTGTTCGTTAACAAAAACGTAATTGACTTTTGTTGAACTGATGGTCGGAAAACGATCTTTAAGTAGGCCAACACGGATGGACGGTTCAAATCCGTCTAGTTCCACCAATTTTATAAGAAGTTGACTTCCATATATTATGAAGTAAAATGTTCACATGAATTACGTTTGTCATAGTGGCGGCTGTCCCGGCTCAGATATGGAATGGGAAACTCAGTGTGAAAAATATGGGATAAAAACCATCGCTTACTCATTTCCTAACCATGTTCAAAAAGGAAAAAATCAAAGAATTTTGACCAATTCTGAACTGGACGAAGGATACGATAACGTATTGATTGCTAGTAAAACACTAAAACGTAACATTTATAATCCTAATATTACCACCTATACCATGAGCTTATTAAGTCGGAATTGGTTTCAAGTGAAAAATGCCGAAGCTATATTCGCCATAGCCAAGTCTATGACCGACAAGATAGTTGAAGGTGGAACTGGTTGGGCAGTTAACTGCCCAACTTGGGCAGTTCAAATGGCTATTGACAATCGGAAGCCGGTTTTTGTTTTCGACCAAGAGAAGAATTGGTGGTTTCGGTATCAATACAACATCTGTCAGGAAGGATTTGTTGTTAATATGCAACAGAAAAACTATGATACACCAAACACCAACATTCCACATCCATTAACAGAAAATTTCGCTGGTATCGGAACCAGAGATATAAACGAAAATGGTAAACTTGCCATTCAGAAGATTTTAGAATACAATTTGAGATAGACGTTGTGACAGGTGGTGTAAACGGAGAAGCACACCGCCCGAAAGAGCGAAGGTGGAGGTTCAATTCCTCACGGTCACATTAAACGGAACTTTAAGTTTTCTCAATCGCGCGCACGAGAATTCTTTGTGAAATCCTCAATTTATTCCGGAAATAGCTGAGACAGATTAGCATCTGCCTGAAGAGCAGAAGAGGTTGGGGCAGTACCAACTTTCCGGGCCAATTTTTCGTTGATGATATCAACAACAATATCCAAAAATTTCTTATCTCTCTCTTTTTTGAGATATTTTGTGTTGTGGACGTCGATAACACATAAGCTAATACTCAATTCTGAACATACTTGAAATTTCCTTTGATCGTTGGTTTGTGTCTTTTTGAGTTTTTCCTCACTAAAAATAGGCTCATAATGAAAAACTCCATTTAGTTCAAAAGCCAATTTTAACGAAGGAATGTAAATATCTAATTCAGCGTTTATAGCGTTTGTTTTATTATAATGAATTTCTAAATGCGGATATTTTTCTGTAAGTATTTTTTCTATCCACATTTCAAGTTTTGACCGACGACAACCAAAATGTTTGTGAGAGTTATGATAAATTGCCGCACACGAACGGGAACAAAAGTGATGATTGAATCTATTAAGTTGATGAGGATTAACTAAAATTGGTTTTTGGCATTGTTCACACATCGAATCGATTCGTTTAGACATCGTTTTGTTTCTACATTTCTCTGAACAGTATTTGAATCTATACCCGTTGTGATTCAACACCCACTGAATTTTGTGTTTAGGCCCATAGAACGTTTTGCGACAACACTCACATTCAAGTGGAATTTTTTCTCGGCTTTTGTATTTTCCTATATCTTTTTGGTCTATCAACAACTTCATGTTAATAAATAGTATTGAATTTTTGATTTCGATTCAAAAAGGCGGGACCAATTTACATATTACCGTTCGGTAACATTAGTAGATAAAAACTATAAAAACTATAAAATATTACCGATAGGGAATAACAGAGTGTAGCCTAATGGTCAGGCACTTGTTTCGGGAACAAGATCAAGTGAGTTCGATTCTCACCACTTTGACCACCTTAGATGGGTAGTCCAACTTTTAGAGACGCCGGTATACAATCCGGGTCAACGTGTAGGTGTAAATCCTACTCCATCTACTTATGAAACGGCCTCGTAGTGTAATGGAAACACACAACACTCTCATTGTTGAAAAGTTAGGGTTCAATTCCCACCGGGGCTACCAATTTCATGGATTCGTGGTGAAAAGGATATCACAGAAATTTCCTAAATTTCAGTTTTGGGTTCGATTCCCAACGGATCTACCATTTCGTTCTTGACAATGAGATGTTATGTGGTAAGTTATACTATATGAATAAAGAATATATTACAAGATTTTCAGCGTTCGCATTTTATGTTGGTGCTGCTTTATCGTATATTAATGGAATAGAATGGGCCATGTGGGTGTATAATTTATCTTTTCTGTTCGTTATACTTCCTATTGTTTTAGTTAATTTGTTGGGAATTTGTGTGATGTATGTGGGATTCGATGCTGTTGCCGAACAAGGATTACAGAAAATGTTGGAAACGAACGTTAAAGACTTTAAAAAACAATCAGAAAAAATTTACGAAAGATGGAATGATATGTTTATATTGTGCCAACTTTGTTTGTCAATGATATGTGCATATTCTGGACATTACTTTATGAGCACAGTATTGTTTTTATTAGTTGTTTTTAATGCTTTGTCTACCAGTTTGGCAAGAAGTATTTATTGTAAATTTTTAAGAGTTTGGAATAAGATTGCTGAAAAATAGAATACGGAAACGGATTCTGAATCGCTCTGATAACAACTTCCCGTGCTAGCCGGATGGAAACATGAGGATATGCTAGGGAGTTTTATACTCCGCGAAATATTTCGTTCCAAGTTGGAGGATGTGTTAGTATCTTGTAGAATCAGGAGCTATTGACACACACACAGGAAGGTTGCAGGAGTGGTAACTGGTCAGCCTGCTAAGCTGAAGCCTGGGTAATACCAGCAAGAGTTCGATTCTCTTACCTTCCGCCATTTTTGACCGTTTGGTGTACAGATACGATCCATAAACTGCACGCCTCATAAGTTAAGGCCATAATGTCAACATAAACGGCGTTGAATGATAAAGAGGAAGACAGGGGTGGAGAATCGGGATTCCCCTGGAACGGTCAACATGGTAAGGATAATAATAGAACATGAAAACAAGTCTAAGAATTAGAGCCGACAGGTGCAAGAAACTTAGGTGTAAAAACCTTATAGCCGTTCTTGAAAATCCAAAAACTTTGGAAAATATAGGGTCTACCGTCAGAAATATAGATGCTTTAGGAGTTCACAAACTATATGTTATTGATGGATATAAACTACTTCCTGACGATTGGCAGACAATGCGGGAGAGAAAAACTCTCAATAACATTTCGGTATCTGCTATCAAGTGGGCATTTGTTAAACGATACTCCGATACAGAATCGTGTATTAAATATCTTAAAAGTAAGAATTTTACATCTGTAGTCACTTCTCCTCATTTAAAAGGTAAAAAGAATATGTTGTTGGAGGAAGCCAAATTTACTCAAAAACGAGTAGCGGTTTGGTTTGGTAATGAAAGTCAAGGAGTTAGTGATAAAGCCGTAGAAAACGCCGAGTTTTGTGTAAATATTCCAATGTGTGGTATCATAGAAAGTTTAAACCTTGGAACGAGCACCGGTATAGTTCTTTATGAAGCTACAAGACAACGAAGACAATTTTTAAAAAATAAAGGAAAGTTATGAAACGTGTAGGTTATTGGAGATCAAAACAAGATGATGTTGGGGATTTACCTTGGCCAGAAGAAGGTCATCTTCCAACGGAAACAAAAAACTTTGTTGGTGATTATTTACGATCTGGAAAATTACATGAGGCTTGGATGGGGTGGTCAAATTGTAGAATTTGTGGAAAAGAAAATGGTAGTGTTTGTTTGACCGATGGGGAATTCGTTTGGCCAGAGGGATATATACATTATATTTTAGATCATAATATTATGGCCGATTCGGAATTATTAGTTAAAATATTACTTAAAAAATAAAGGAAAGTTATGAAGTTATGTAAAGATTGTAAACATTGTGGGTATAATCGCCCAACAGATGGATACTATATTGTATCTACATTACCGTGTCTTTGGACTCGTTCTAAATTCATATCCACTTGTGGAGCCGTATCCTTGGAAAGTATTACATCCTATTTAGATGGTCAAAAAGGAAAATAACTTGATTTCCAAGTGTTAATGTGATATACTCTTCCATTATGAGTGATTTCAAAGTTATAGAAAAAGTGTATCCGAGCAGAGAACCCGAAAGCGGTATTCCACCAGAAACAAGATGGATTATTGTTGATGCCAACGACAAACTATTGGATGATGCTGGTGGATATGGATATAAGACCAAACAGAATGCTCTCAAAGCAGGTTGGTATAAGTTTCAAGGCGGTAGGAACAAGATTGATGACATCAAGGCGTGGTGGAAACAAAACAAAGCATTCTCAAATAAGTTAAACAAATTTCAGTTGAATTGGTTCAAGGAGATTGCCCGTGATGAAGTTAATTTTGAGGAAGAAGCAGTCAAGATTGCCAAAGAAATGAATGTAGAAGGATTTGAAATAAAATTCCTCCGTTACATGATATGAAAATAAAACACGGATATGCTATAAGAAATAATTTACATCCTCTATACAGATGTTGGATTGGTATAAAAGTTAGATGCTACAATATAAATTGTAAAGGATTTGAATATTATGGTGCTCGTGGAATAAAAATGTGCGATGAATGGTTAAATGACCCACAACTATTTGTGACTTGGGGATTATTACACGGGTGGAAAAGAGGACTGCAAATTGACCGAATAGATAATAATGGAAATTATACTCCAAATAATTGTAGATTCATTACCAAATCTATAAACAATTCCAATCGTAGAAGGACTACAAAATGTCAAAAACAATCAATACTACCAATGGGAGTGTGGAAAAATAAAAATGGTGGAAAATTTTGTGTCGCTATCCGCAGTAAAGGAAAAAAGATTTATCTTGGGACATTTGATACTATTGAGGATGCCTCACGAACATACCAAGACGCAGCATTCAACATAGGTAAGTCGTCTATAATGTGTGGAAATTTTCTACAAGAAAGAGATTGTAGAAAGAGCACCACTGATAGTGCTCAAGCGGAAATGACAACGAATGTTGTGTCAACCGCAGAACCCATTGCCCTTTAGGGCATGGAGTAAGTCAGGGTCCTGCTAAGATATACAAACTAGAAGTAGCATTTCCTGATCCAGTTTGAGAAGCTCTAATATATCCCCGTCTAACCGATAAACTTGCCGTGGATACAGATCCCGTTCCAGTAGTATTCAAAATAAAATCATTCCACCAATGAGCGTTGTCAAGAGAAGATTCTATAGCAAAACTTCCGGTTGACCCTACGCTAGAAGCAGATCCAGTCATTACGGCTTGAAATGTAATATTATTATAATCTCCAACAGCCCAAGCGGATGCTGTGGTAGATGTTCCAGGAGCTGGTGCCCAAACTCCGTCTAATCTTTGAATAAATCCATATCCTTGTGTTTCGTTAGCCATAAGTTTATATTATCAGGGTTAAAAGTTATCATTTATAAATATAATCAAACAAATCAAATACGTTATATTTATCGACACGATTTTTACTTGACATTTGAAAAAGGTGTAGTATATTTATAATCAAACGGGCGATTAGCTCAGTGGTAGAGCAGGTTCCCTACACGGACAAGGTCAGCGGTTCAAATCCGTTATCGCCCACCATTTTAGACGGCTGATGGTATCGCCGGATAAAGGTCATTTTAGACCAATGAGTTAGAGCGTATAAAATTAACTTTAACAACCATCTATTTACGGAGTGTAGCGCAGCCTGGCTAGCGCATCTGTTTTGGGTACAGAGGGTCGCAGGTTCGAATCCTGTCACTCCGACCATTTTTTGTTAGTTGGCAGATTGCCGGAACGGTAACGGGCCCGCCTTGAACGCGGAGGCAAGTAATACTTGAGTGGGTTCGACTCCTACATCTGCCGCCACGCTGCTCTAGCCCAATTGGCAGGAGGCGTTACTTTGAGAGAGTAAATAGTATGAGTTCGAATCTCATGGGCAGCACCAAATTTATATTATGTTAATTCTAATGCATAGAGAAGCGAAAGACGCGGTTGAGGCTTATCCTCATAAATTCAACGTCATTGGTGTAGAACCAACGTTGAAGGTGGATACTAGTTTGTGTAAAAATCATTTACAGCTTATCGTGGATGATTTGGATACGGATGTAGAATTATATCCTCAATATCATTACGCACATAAAGAGGACATTATGAAGGCTGTGGATTTCGGTAAGAAACATAAGGTCCATATTATTCATTGTGCGGCAGGATTATCCAGAAGTCCGGCAATAGCTTATGCTATTTTTAGAAGTCAGGGAATGTCCAAGAAAGAGGCCATGGATAAAGTTTTAGAAATTCAACCAGAAGCTATTCCAAACAAAAGAATAGTCAAATTAACGGATGAAATTTTCGGTAAATAAAATATATGCAAAAAGAATTTTCATTTATTAAATTGTTTGAACAGGTATTAGATGATAATCCAATTCTTAATACAAAGTTTAGACAAGACGTTCCAACTAATGATTGTTTGTATTATACACTTAAATGTGGAGAATCGTGGCCATTAGATCCTTGGAACAGACCTTGGAAAGAAGAATCGGTATGTGAATTTCATTCATTTTCAGGTCAAACCTCTTGGATTCAACACACTTATATTGATGGTTATAAAATAAGATGTTGTATATCAAATTTTTAATTGTATAAACAATATGAAAAATCTTTGTTGTGGTAAAAACAAATACGATTCAAAGAAAGAAGCTATGGATTTAATAGCTTTAATCAAACACGAATCGTTCGGTGGTGTTGTAGATTTAAAACCGTATAAGTGTAAAAAATGTCATAAATGGCATCTAACCAAATCGTTTTGATATACATATTAATATGAGATTACAAGAATTTTTAATGGATGGTAAAGGAAAGTATTCAGCTATAAGATTATCTTTTCTTTGTTGGATGCTTGGAGTATTGGTCATGTGGGGGTGGGTGTCTTTTCAACAAAAAAGTTTACAACCAATTCCCGAATCGGTCATTACTCTGATTGGTATAGCAGTAGGTGGAAAAGTTGTTCAACGTATTGGTGAAAAGGAAAATACAACTACACCGACAGAAACCAACAAACAGATTTTGAATGGTTAAGATTTTAGGCCCCTGTAGTTTAAAAGAAAAACGACTGCATGGTAAGCAGGAAACGATAGAGCGTTACTATCGCGGAGCTCCATTAATTTGTTATGAAAACTTTTATAGCTTGTGATCACATAATAACGATTGAGTATATTTGAATAGAATATTAAATTAAAAATAACATGATATTAAATAATTATCCTACAAATTGTCCGTTTACTGTGTCAGATGTTCAACAACAAAATCCGAATATTAACCGCATGACTTTGTATCAGAGGATGCGCAAATCCATTAGACAAGGACAAATTATATCTATCGGTGTGGTTTCTCAAGGCCGCGGCCGGCCTCTGTGTGTTTATGCGACGGTTCCAATTTCTTCAAAAGTTGCTGAAATATCTAAACAGATGGGAATACGAAATGTTGAAACAAGCACCGTTAAATCTGTAAATGTGAACACTACACAATCTACTAAGAAAGTTTATCCTCAAGGACAATTGAACGAAATACAACAACAGTTTCTTGAAAGAGCATTTTCACCGGAAATGATCAAGAAGATTATGCAACGGTCTAAACAAGAGATTGACAACATAATATCTGCCTCAGAATATACTAAAGGATTCAGAACCGCTCTTAAATCTGATATGTTTAGCTCGTTATTTGGGTCAGTAGTTGCCGATATTATACGTAAAGAGATAGGATGTAAAGTTGAGACATCTGAGAACGATGACAACAAACCTGATTTGTATTTTCCGGAAATTGATCTTAGTGTAGAAATTAAGGCTATGACGGGCACTTCATGGCAAGGAGGACAATACAGCAATCGTCCATATCCTACGCTGTTGGTCAGCCGGACACACGATAATAATTTGTTTTGGGTCGGGTTGGTCCCAGAAGTGGAGTGGGGATCAAACATGGATAAAGGTAAACGAAGATATGCAACAACATGTTCTTGGGCATGGGTTAGAGACAATCCATATCTTAAAATACTTATGGGTAGTATTTCTACAGTTAATGAAAATGGTAGAAAAGTTAAAGGTAATATGCAAATGGAAAAGATATAAAATGACTAATACACATCAAATTATTAACGGAGACTGTGTAAAAGAATTAAGAAAAATAAACACAGAAAGTATTGGGTTGATTATTACAGATCCCCCTTTCAACATTGGAAAGAAATACAATTCTTATGCCGACAATAAAAATAAAGATGAGTATATTTGGTGGTGTCAAGTTTGGTTAATGGAATGTGTTCGTGTTTTGTCTGTAGGTAGTGCATTGTATCTTATTAACTATCCTGAGAATAATGCGTATCTTATGCCATTTCTTGATAAATATTTAACATTCAAGCGATGGATGACATGGCACTATCCTACCAATACCGGAATGTCACCAACAAACTATACTAGAAGCCAACATTCTATTCTTTTTTATGTTAAAGGAAATGAACCGAGAGTTTTTAATAAGGATGATATTGCCGAACCATATAGAAACCCGAAAGACAAGAGAATACTGCAACGAATCAAAAATGGTAGTAAAGGAAAAACTCCGTATGATGTGTTTGAATTTAATATTGTTAAAAATGTTAGTAAAGATAAGACAGACCATCCCTGTCAAATTCCTGTATCTTTATTAGAAATATTTGTTAAAGCATCAAGTAACAAGGGTGACATAATTTTAGATCCATTTGGAGGAAGTTTTTCTACTGCTGTAGCATGTCAGAAAAATGGAAGAAATTCTGTATCAATTGAATTGGATAAAATATATTGTGAAATTGGAAAAAATAGGTTAAATACACACGAACCTCATACGGAGTTAAATTTTCACAATTTTTTTTAATGGTAAATTTATACTTATAAACTCCAAATATTTTTATTTGACAAAACAACAAAAAGTTATATAGTTATTTATGATTTTTGACATAATCGACCTTGCGCGGATAGAAATATCTGAGGAAGTTCGGAACACTAAAGCAGCCGATTGGGAGAGTCAATTAATTCCGCTTAATTCAAAAAGGTGTAGTTAGTTGATTCGTTAAAACCACAAGGTAAGTGCAACTCAAACAGGACTAGAGTAGTGCTTCTCTATGATGTCCGGGTTGAGGCATAGACAAATGCAAGGATAATAACAGAATTCCGGCTATGGATGTGTCAAATATTGTTGATAGAAATCAACTGGTGGAGGTGACGTAGTTAAAAAACCTAGTCTTGAGTATTGGGCTGGTAAAAACTTTAGATTCCAGCAGCTACGCCCCCCAGTGGGGCCATCGTTTATATTGGATCGGTTGGAGGTCCGTTTGTTTTGAACTGAAAAAGTTCTTGACATTTTGTAGAGTTGATGTATATTTATACATCGTTGGGGCCATCGTTCAACGGTAGGGCATTCCCCGTGGCTCCACCAAATTTGATCTTTGAATTGCGGGGACAGGCCGGAAGATGCCGGGGACGCTCATAACGTCCGTTCGAAAGAACTATGGTTGGTGTAACTCCAACCTCCGCTACCAATTTAAGGTGTGGTAACTGCAATCATATTATATTGCATAAAATAAAAAATAAAAATCCGCCTCAGTCAGCACTTAGGAAATGAACTGAGAATCGGTCAAAGGTGATGCTTTGTAAAAAACATTCAACAAGGTAAGTTGTTAAAATTCTCCCAACAGGGAAAAGTTGTAAAAAGACACTCTCAGATAAGAGTAAATTCCACATCTTGTGATAGTTAAAACGGGCCTCCTTTCTGGAGGCCCAATTTTTTGGGGATTGATGTAATGGTAGCATAGAACTCTCTGAAAGTTAAAGCGAAGGCTCGAATCCTTCATTCCCAACCAAATTCTATTTGACATTTTTTCTTTCTGTGTTATATTTATTTGTACAAGGCGGATACCTTATTTATTCCCCGTCGTATATTATACATGGGGTAATCGTGGAGAAGAAGTAGATAATTAAATTTATCGAAGACCGCGAAAGGATGCTCTAACCTAAATATGAGCTTTGAATCAGACAAGACACTGATAGACTATCCGCCTTATTTTTTGGACGGGTGGCTGAGTGGACTAAGGCGCGCGCTTGGAGAGCGTGAGTGGTTAATACCCACCGCAGGTTCAAATCCTGCTCCGTCCGCCAATTCATATATGTTATGATGAAAGCTGGTTGTATTCCGTTTGTGGTTGAAGATGGTATAATTTATATGATGTTTTTTATACCATCCGATCCTCATTATGGTGGCGATAGATGGCAAATAGCTAAAGGAAAAGTTGAATCGTCGGATTTTGAGCGAGAATCATTAAGAGAAGCCAAGGAAGAATTGGGGTTAAAAAAATCCAACATCAAATCGATTTATAGTGCCGGTATACACGAATTTCGTGGTGATCATAAAAAATACAAAATGAAGGTTTTTTATGCTAAAATTAAAGATAAAAAAGATTTTGACGATCCTGAATATGAAACTAAAGACGTTGATTGGCTTACGATTGATGATTTTAGAGAATTAGGAAGACCGTCTCAACTACATATTGTTGAGTATGTTTATAACTTGATAAAAAAGACGTTGTTATTTTAAAGCGGAGGATTGCCAGAGTGGTAATTGGGCCAGTTTCGAAAACTGAGGCTGCGTTTAGACGCACATAAGTTCAACCCTTATATCCTCCGCCATTTTTATGTACAGAAACGACTTGACATAACCGTAGTTTTACGGTATGGTTATCAGTTGAAACATTAAACATTATTAACAAAAACCGATTAACAAATTATATTATGAAAAAACTAATGGCAGCGATCACGCTGATACTACTATCATTCATTACTCCTGTAAACGCAGGCACTGTTACACTCGCCTGGGACCCGAATCCTGAGCCGGATATCGCTGGTTATAGGATATATTACAGAGAAATGGGTCAGTCATATGATACAAATAGAATTGGATCGGTTGTCACAAACAGAACTACTGCTACTATCACAAACCTTTCCGATGGTAAAACATATTTCTTTGTAGCTACTGCATATAACACATCCGCGTTGGAAAGCGATTATTCCAATGAAGTGTGGACAGAAATGCCTCCTGCTTACAACATAACTACGTTGGGTGCAACTAATATAATCGCTAATAGAGCTACGCTACGATGTGAAATGACCGGAGTTACAAATACTTGTGAAGTGTGGTTTGTATATGGAGTATCGTCTAACTCTCTTATCTTCACAAGTGTGAGAACGACCGAATTTCCAACTAACTCAACTATTAAATCGTCTATTACGATTAGTAATCTTATCGCTTCCGTATATTGGTATCGTGCTAAGGTGTGGATGCCTTACAGAAATACAGAAGCATCCGGAAATATTTTGTCATTCAGGAGAACTCCGCCGTCGCCGACAAATTTGAAGATCACAAATGTAGAAAAAATTGAAAGGTAAAATATAGTTATATTATATATATGAAAAAATTCATCGCATCATTATTATTGGTATCTGGATTATCATTGACCTCTTTTGGGGCAACCTATCTGGATGTGTATTTAACATGGACCGGCAACTTTTCAGAAACAAATCTCGTAAGTAATTACGTTGTATATTGTGCTAGAGATGGAGGCACCAACTTTGTTCCGACAGTCACGGTTCCAGCGTCTACAAACGCGACAAAGGCTAGAGTTCAGATTACTCCTGGAGTGACAAAGAAATTGACATTCAAGGTTACGGCCAAAAATGTAATAGGCGAATCCATCCCATCAAATCCAGTAGACGTTCCACAGGCCAACCCAACGGGTCCCATTCAATTGAATGTATTAAAGACAGAGGTTTATATTCCTCAAGAATAATATAATATATTGACAATTTCATATCGGCGTTGTATATTTTGTATATGACGCCGATAATTTTTTTGTGGTTCGGTATAGCAATGATATTTTACAGTTTCGCTGAATACTTTGTGAAGCTGTATGCTCAATCGCCACGGTTAAGTATGGTATATGTATCGTTATTGTTTTATACGTTAAATACATTGTGTTGTTATCCAATCTTAGCTAAGTATAATTCAATAACCATCACTGGAATGTTATGGGCAATGTGTAATATAATAATGTGTTTATTTGTTGGGATTATAATATTTGATGAGCCCTTGACATATAAACAAATTTTTGGTATAGTATTAGGTATAGTAGCAGTAATATTATTAAGTTGTAAATGAAAAAACCAAAGTTATCAGATTATTTTATTGAATTACATAAGTTGTATGTTAGGATACTTCGTCAAAAGGATGGATCACTAATAGAATATCTTAACGTCACAAAAGCACACTCAAAAGTATTTAAGACATACAGTAAAGGAGATTAAAAAAGTTATGATTGAAAAATTAGAATTAAACGAACAAGAATTACAGGCCAATTACGAAGAATTCATTAAATTTATAAGTGGATTCTTCAAAGATGAAAGAAAAGAAAAACTTCTACACATGTATTCTGAAAATGAAATGGGCTTGAGAGCGTGTATGGCCCCGGCCTCTATGGCAGAACATTTTCATTTGGCTGTTCCGGGAGGTTATCTTCTTCACATTATGCACGTCGTTAAAGCAGCATATGGAATTAAAAAGATCTATAAAACGATGGGAGCCGCTATTAACTTTACCGACGAAGAAATGGTATTCGCTGCTCTTCATCACGATCTTGGAAAGTTGGGTGACGATACTGGAGAATACTATATTGATCAAGACGAGGATTGGCAGAGAAGAAAAGGTTTCGTTTACAAAATGAATTCAACCATTCAGTATCTTGAAGTGACTGATAGAGCAGTATACAATCTTCAACGATACGGAGTTGTTTATACTTGGAGGGAATATCTTGGTATCAAACTAGCCGATGGTATGTATAATGATGACGCCGCGAAGTATCTTAAGACCACCAATGTTAATACATATCTCAAAACGAATCTACCACGAATTATTCATGCTGCTGATTATGTTAGTACGGTATCAGAAAGAGACACACAATTTTTCGGCGGGCTAGTTAATCCTCTTACAGATTAAAAAACGCTCGAAAAATCCCTTTAGTATAAAACAATCCTCTCTTCGTGTAAACGCTGAGAGGAATTTTTCTGTGAAATAGAACATCTCTGTTGAGACGGTATAGACATCTTGCGTGCAGTTTCATGTGCAACCACCTAGCACTAAAGGACCATTTACATTTTTTCAATTTTTCCATTTTTGATCATCGTAGTAGGTTGTCCGCTGTATTTGTCAACTTCTTGCGCTTTAACGATGCCTGTAATCGGATAGGTTTCTCCGACGGTGAGTTTAAGATCTTTGGATGTCCACCACTTGATGTGGTTTCCGTCTAAATCTTCAAACGCATACATAATAACAATACCCCCACGCCCCCAAGCAGATGGCTTGGGTCCATATACGGAAAGTAGTCTTCCATGAAACGACATTTTATCTCCTATTTTACCAATGTAATCTTTACCTTTGGCCGCTGCTGCTTTTTTAATTTCGTTTTCTTTACGAATGTAAGAGTTAAAAACCCCCGCTAAATACCCAGCATTTTTTATATTTAATGTAGAGGAATGGGCCACTACATGCAAATTGTGATAGTAGTTTGCCCATTCTGGAGCCTTGTCTCCCAAAATGTGAAAATCTTCTTTACGCATCCATTCGATAGCGTTTTTGGCCAATCGTTCCGCTTCGTCTTTCAATGCCATATTTCCTTCTATTTTACCAAACACAAACGATTCTTCCGGGCGAGAAGAAAACATGACACTCGTAGCTTCATCGGATGTAGAAGGAAGATCGTATCCAGCCGATTTTTTTGAAATAAACTTTCCTCTGGCGACATACGTGAGAGCGATATATTTCATCAATGTATCTGTGCTGACGTGGTTTCGATAAGCATTGGGGGAATTTCGCTCGGCAGCATCCCACGATTCAGAATCAGGATCACCTTCACTTGAGATGGATTTTCTGAGTTCTTCAATCAGTTTAGCGTAGTTCAACAAAGCGTCAACACTGACACCAGGTAAAAATCTTTTTAAACAAGCACTACCGACTTGAACCAAATCTCCACGTTTCTTATCGGTAAAATGTTCCGATGTATCCGTGTCAACTTGAAGTATAAAAGTGTTGAAACGTTCTCGTTTTTCCTTACAAACATCACATTCGCCTTTAATCGTTTGATAGATTTCCGGAAGGTTTTTAACAGGAGAATTTGGAGCGATATTTAAAATGTTTTCTCCTTCGGGAGTATGTTGGATTTTTCCAACTAACGTAAATCCTTCAATTCTAGGGGAATCTCCCTCAACTCTAATTTTATAATAAACTTCTATTCCAGCGACTTCTTCCTCCCCCCACGGATTTTTTCTTTTAATTGGTTCTTCCCGTTTACTAATGGTTTGAATGGAAATGGGAGGAACTTTCCATTTTAACGCTTTTTTGTTTAATTCATCAATTTTGTATTGTAAAAAATCCATCCCTTTCTGACCTACTTCAATTTCTCCCGAAAGATCGTTAACCTTAACTTCGTTCTCTTGTATGATAGTTTTTACAATATCCGTCAATGTGTTGTTCATAATAGTAATAAATATATTTATTCTCTTTACAATTTACAAAAAAGTTGACAACCGAATGTCACCGTGATACAATTATAACACAATATGAGAAAAAAACAAGTAAGAAAGATAAAAAATGATGATGGAAACAGAAATGGCCGTAATTGAAAAATCGTTTAATCATAAAGAGTATTGTGATCGAGCGTCTAAAGTGTTTAGCCCGATATCTATGATGAAACATGTCATCTTTTTGGGTATTAAGGAATATCAAAAAGTAATAGAATCTACTCCAATTGGATCTCGGCTAGCCGTGGCGAAGTATCCAAATTTTTATAAACTTTATCTTTATTCATACCATTCTCCTGGAGAACCGTCATATCCTAGAGGAGGCGTTAAAGTGTGGAACGAAACAGATCGTCAAATGCAGTCGTTTTATTTAGAGTCAGTTGCCATTCACCCACACCCAAATGGAGGAATGAAAAAATTCCGTGATCCAGTAGAAATAGATGTTGACAATTTGGATGTTGTGAGCGAAGATATAGAAGAATCAAACAAAGAGGCTCCAAAGAAACGAAAAAGATTGGTTAATAGAAAGTAATATGAAATTATCTAACAGGATTATTTTACCGTGCGATTGTTCTACTCACTCGCTGCAGATTGATAGAATAAATGAATGGAAGTGTTTTGAAATATCCGTTTGGCATCTTGGTCATTGTAGTCGTCCCCTCACTTGGAAAGAAAGAATCCGTTGGATATGGAGAATATTAACTACAGGAAATCCTTGGGCCGATTCTGTCATTTTAAAGGATTCGGATATGTTAAAAATATCCAAGTTTACTAATAAACAATTTACCAAAAAATAATATGTCTCATTTATCCAATAAAAAAATTTTAGATGTTAAACCATGTATATGCCATGTATGTCAGTTATCTAGTAGAATACGAAATTTTTTGGATAAACTTCCATCAGAAATAAAAGTTGAGGGAGAACTTTTGATAGAAAACTTACGGAACGAAATGGAAGATGATAATACAAATTTAGAAGCTTTGCGTTTGAAAATTGCCGGCGTGTGGCCTAATGACCATACCGGAGGGAAGTATTACGAACGCATTAATGGTGAACTATATGAAGTTCACGGAATAAAGGTAGATGAAAATGCCGAAAAATAACACAGAAAAGAAGGTTGAACAGGATGTCGTTCCTACTCCAGTTCAAACTACAGTTGTATCCGCGGAACAAAATATTGAACCTACAAAATATGTTGTTGTGAGAAGTGGTCTGAGAGTATCTGATACAGAATATCTAACCTCAAACAATCCGTCGGCTTTGGCGGAAAGAGATTTTTGGCAAAGAATTATCAACAAATACCCCGATGGGACCAAAATGGCTATCGTGGAATACAACAAAAAACTTCATAGGAATTGGTAATAAAATTATGAATGACAAAGTTATATTTTCAGAAGGTAACACACCAACTGAACCCATTAATCCCAATCCAAATAGTAAAATAGTTACTGATATAAATAAAGCTATGGAATTGATGGAAAAATGGAAGAGAAATCAATCTAATAAACCCACATCAGCTAACTATGGAGATACACCGGTCCTTTATATCCCCAAGAAACGTTGGCTCAAACCGGAAACAAAACCTGGTATTGTCGATCAGATTCTTGCCGCTACTACAAAATCGGAAGTAGAATCTTTACTTAAAAAGGCAGCTGAATATAAAGGAATCAGTCCAAAAACATTGAGAAAAGCGGCAAAAGCCGTTGACAAGAAACTATTGTTTCTAAAGTAATAGTTCAAAATTAAATAAATTACACTGCGCCGATTCTGCGCTGATAATGCGCTGATTGGCGCATTTTTTGTGCTCTTTACATTCGATTGATTGATATTTATATGTGTAAATACTAATATAACAAAATGCCATGGCAGATGAAAAAAATCACACCTAAATATTTATTTACCGAATACATTTTACCATCTAATGATGTAGAATTACAGAAGTTTTCAAAAAATTATAAACTTGATATGATGGAACAAGTTGTGTCTTCTATTGATTACGCTTTTAAACACAATTTACCATTTATTGAAGTTTTTCAATTTAAAAACTCAGATTACGTAATAACTTTATCTGAGAAGGATTACCCAGCCAACCTAGATCATATATACAATTTTTATTTAGAAATAGAATTATATGAATTGTGTAATAGGGCGGCTAAGTTACAACAAGCGATTAGGGATAAATCCAAAAATAATGAAAAAAAACAAAAGAACTCAAGAAAAGGCGTTGGACAAAAGTCCAATAATTCCACAGAGAGACAAAATCCGTGAGTTGTTAAAAATTCGTGAAAGGGAATTGACTCCAACTCAACAAAAATTCTTAGAAATAGCTACAGACAAAAACACAAAATTGATGTTCGTATCAGGGCCTGCCGGAACATCAAAAACATATATGTCAATATATGTGGCACTTCACTTACTTAATGAAAGACGGATTAGTGATATTATTTATATTAGAAGTGCAGTCGAATGTTCAGACGCAAAAATCGGATTTTTACCTGGAGAAATTGATGAAAAAATGTCTCCGTATATTCAACCACTTTTAGATAAAATGGCTGAACTTCTGTCAAAAGGAGATGTGGACACCCTTATGAAAGAAGAACGAGTAACAGGAGTTCCTGTGGGATTTTTGAGAGGATTAAACTGGAACGCTAAAGTTATTATCGCAGACGAGTGTGTATCCGGAAATCAATTTATACAAACATCCGATGGAAAAATAAAATTGAAATCTCTTTATAATAAATTTGTTCATAAAACCCCATTACCACTAATAAAAACTTATAATGAACATACGACTCATTTTGAAGATAAAAGAATTATACGTGTTATGAATAGGGGAATACAAAAAACCGTTTCCGTGGTTTTAGGAAATAGAAATGTTGTTTGTACTTCTGATCATAAATTTTTAACAGAAAATGGATGGATAGAAGCTAAAAATCTTACTTCATTTACTCCAGTTATAGCAAATAATGAACTAAAATTACAAACATTAGATGTCATGAATGACGATCAATTACAAATTTTTTTGGGATCGTTTTTGGGCGACGGACATGTTTCAAAAGTAGGAAATAACAGATATAGATTACGAATCATTCATGGAGAAAAACAGAAAGAATATTGTAGTTGGAAATCCAACATTTTTCATTCTAAACTTGAATTTATAAAGGAGAATGGATATTCTAAAAAACCAGCATTTCGATTTTCTACAAAATGTTTTGCTATGCCGTTTTCTATTCCAACAGACCAAAAGAAAACATGTCCGAAATGGATAATTGATAAACTCGACGTGCGTGGTATATCCATTTGGTATATGGATGATGGAAGCATCAATAAATCCAAGAATAATATAAAAATATCAACTTGTAGTTTTGATATTGATACTCAAAAATTATTTGTGGAAAAGTTCAAAACGTTTGGAATCGATTGCTCAATAAATGAAGATAAAGGAAACGATTATTTGTATTATTATCTAAATTTTGATGCAGAAAATTCCAGAAAATTGATGGAGTTGGTTCGCCCATATATTCATGAAAATTTAGAATATAAATTGGATGTAGTTAGCAAAAATAAATACGTATTTAACAATAAATTTTTAAATTATCGTCATATTGTTCCTGACAAGATTATAAATAACGAGAATGAAGAGGTAGTATATGATATAGAAGTAGAAGATAATCACAATTTCATAATAACTTCAGGAACTCGTGGTAAATTGTTAAGAAGTTATTCGGGAGTTGTGGTTCATAATTGTCAAAATATGACCTATAAGGAGCTTTTTACATTAATAACACGCATTGGTCAGTTTAGTAAAGTATTTATTTTAGGTGATCCTGACCAATCGGATATCAACGGAAAGAGCGGTTTTATAAAAATGTTGTCCAATTTCGAGGATGAAGAAAGTAAAGAAAATGGTATTCACGTTTTTAAATTTACCGACGAAGATATCGTAAGAAGTGGGTTAGTTCAATTTATTATTAAAAAGGTCAAAAAAACAAATCAATAACTATTTATAGGTTATAGTAATATGAGTGAAAAACGAATATCTGAATTAGTAAAACTACCAGCAGGCAGTATTCAAGGCACCGATTTGATGGTAATAAACGATGTTAGTGCTCTTGAAACTAAGAAAATTGCGATAGATGACATCATTAGTTATATGGGTGCTAGCGGAAGTTTTATAGCTACTACAGCAGCCACAGCTCTTACTGCGTCATACATCAATCCCGTAAACGTTGGTCTCATTCCATCATCTAGTTTTTCTATATCATCTTCTCATGTAATAATATCGGATACATCGTTTAATTCTACGTCAGCATCATTTTTAATATATAGTAATGCAAATGGATCGGCTTCTTATGCAGTATCGTGTTCTTATGCTTTGGTGGTCACTTCTCTTTCTTCGGCTAGTTATGCAACATCTGCATCACACGCTTTGGTTGCCAAGTCGTCGTCATTTTTAGTTTATACAGGTGTTTATAACGGAACATCATCTTATGGTGTGAATAGTTTATCATCATCATATTCAACGTTATCTGATACCGCATCGTATTTTAATTCTTCTATCGGAAATGTAAGCACAGCATCACACGCTGGATTTGCGAAAAGTTCAAGTTATTTGAATTATGATGGAGTGAAACCAACAGGAACAGCATCGTATGCGGTCATCGCTGCCACGAGTTTATTAGCGAACACGGCATCGTTAGCTACGGAGTTGGATGGATATATGCCTTTTGGTCCAAGAGGTAAAAATCCATTTTCAGGATCACAACTTAATTCATCTGCTAGTCAACATATAGAAATAGTTCCAGGGGGAACCACTGCCAAAGATACGTTTATTCAAGCTTGGGGAGATATGTGGTATCCGATTGTTAATGCTATGCCTGATAAACCCGCGTCGTTAAGTTTACATCTTTATGATTATGCTGCTTCTACAACTACATCTTTGGATAGAATAGTTCCTGTAATGGTTGGTATTGTTACCCCAACGGCAAGTGTTTATGCTCCATTTAATTTGATGGGTACAGCTTCTTTAGCATTATCAGGAAGTTATACGGTAGTAGTATCTGGTTCGGATTTGAGATCAATAAGCACTCCCGAACATTGGGTGACATTATCTCCATATAGACCTATAAACTTTGTAATCACAACAAAGAGTAGAAGAGTGAACTTCACCATACCAATAGTATAAAATAAATTTATGTCATCCATTAAAATTAGTCAATTAATTAGATTTTCGAGTATATCTTCCGAAGATTTTATTCCCTTGGTTGATAGCAGTTCCTTGACTACTTATCATTCTACAATCGAAACATTTAATAGTTGGTCAGCAGCCAGTGGAAGTTCATTTAGTAGTATATCCGCATCATATGCTGTATCTGCTTCAAGGTCTGAAATGGGCCTGACGGCATCTTATGCTATTTCTTCCTCAAAGGCCCAATCAGGATCATATTCTGAAACGTCTTCATACGCTTGGTTGAGCCCCACTTCATCGTTTGCAATTACTACAAGTTATGCATATGGTGGATCGGTTGATAGTTCTTCTTATGCTTTAACGTCATCTATGGCTTGGACATCTTCTCATGCTTTGGTGGCTAGCAGTTCCATTACAGCATCATTTGCGTTAGCTATTCAAACTCAGGGAGCATCAATTATTCCAGGTGTAGTTCCGATTGGAACTTTAATAGATTTTGCCGGCATAACAAATCCAGATCCAACAATTTGGGCTATATGTTCAGGTAGCGCTGTAAGTAGAACAGGAATTTATGTAGCTTTGTTTGCGGTTATTGGAGAAACGTGGGGAGCTGGAGATACTACGACCACGTTTAACTTGCCTGACTTAAGAAAGAGAATGAGTTTGGGGGCCTTTGATATGCCAGCTGCTGCCGATGTTACTCCTCCTGGATCTGCATCTTGGATTACAGGATCTGTAGGAACAAGAGCCGGCGGAGAGTGGTATAATCAACATTATCATTGCTCTGCACATCAATATGTTCCTATTAATACCTCCGATATGGCGCGAGGAGACAATCCTCTATTTTATTGGCATGGAAGACAAATAAAAACTCCTCTTCGCTTGGCTGCTCCTAGTATAGGAGAACAACAAAATAGAGAATCGTGGCTACCATGCAAGCCGTGGCTTTCTGAAGCTAATTTATTTACACTGTGGGTATACGGAAATCTCGGCCACGCTAATTTCCCCCAACCGTTTGGAACTGACGGGTCGGATGGATATTCGCCGGCAATTCCAGGACTAAATGATTATGCCTTGCTTATGACTACATTTGGAATAGCTCAAACACAATCGGCCAATTATGATGGGTCCAAATCCACCCTACAAAATCAAGATTCTTCCAGAGTAGATTTGTCAATGCCTTTCGCAGTATGTAATAAGTTGATTCGCTTCGCATAAAAATAAAAAATATAATTAGTTGACAAATTCTTCTAATAGGACTAAATTTATTCATAATAAGTTGGCGTTTATTTAATGATTAGACTATATATGCTTCTGACGGAGTCCGTATAAGTCAAAACTTATGATGAATCAAGAAGATATAAATGAAATTGTCAAGTTGTTAATAAGTGCTATTAAAACTCAAGATTGGGAAGTTGTAGACGAAGCGTTAGAATATCTAAAAGAGTTTCAAGACGACCCCTACGACGAAGAAGAATAATAAGTTATGTTAACGTTGATACTTTGTTTGGTGTTTCTTTTAATTTTGTTATGTGGTTCGGGATTTTTAAATATTATTTTATTTAAGAAAGCAGAACTGCAACTTAGTCGATCAGAAATACACGAAACGTGGATAATAGAATTCAGAAAAGACGTAGAACACATCTATAATTCTATGAAAGATATAGATAATAGACAGATGTTTGAAAAAGATGATGATGTAGGCGTTATTTTTCAAGAAATGGTAGAACTTATTAATAAGTTAAATTCCCGATCTCAAGATCAAGAAGAAATTGAAAGATAATGGAAATATGAAACAACAAAAAAACATACTCAGCAAGATTCGTTTACCAAAATATAAACCGCGAAAAACAAATAGACCCACTAAAAAAGTTAACAACACACCACCGTTGTCAACAGTCAAGAAAATAAAACAAAAGAAAAATCTTCCTTGTGTAGAAATACAACCAATAACCATTGAACCGGAAAAGAAGGTTAGAAAATCGAGACGTAGTAAATCTCCATCGATGAGCAAAATGTATTTCACCGACGATACGGAACTGGCTATAATGGAATATAATAGAGAAACCAATATAGAAAATAGAGAAGTTATATTTAATACACGAATACAACACCCGTTTGAAAAATTGGTGGAAAATATTTTTAATACCTTTAAATTTTCTTATTTTGAAACCGGCCCACTGGATGTTCAGAAGGAAACGGTTTCTCATTTGGTGGCTAACATTCATAAATTCGATTCTCAAAAGGGGAAAGCGTTTTCATATTTTTCTATTGTAGCTAAAAATTATCTAATATTTCTAAATAACTCTACATATAAGAGATTTAATCAGCACGTTGATATAACGGAAGAAAGAGAAGATAACAAAATTCAATTACAATGTGAAGACGGCCATTTTAAACAGGTTGAATTGAAGGAGTTCATGTTACTGATGGTTCGATTTTGGGATAACAATATCAATAAAATCTTTATAAAACAGAGAGATTTGGGGATAGCAAACGCTATAATAGAATTGTTACGACATTCTGACCGTGTAGACGCCTTTAATAAGAAGGCGTTGTATCTTTACATCAGAGAGATTTCCAATTGCAAAACTCAACAAATTACTAAGGTTATAAATAAAATGAAGCAATATCACTTAAATATTGCTAAAACCTACCTCAATGTAGGATTCATAAATACTAACACTTATATAAATTCCTAAAAATACCCATATAAATATATTTATTGATATGAGTATGGATTTTGAAATTTATAGCGGTAAGTCATTCCAAGATTTGTGTAGAGACATAGTTTCTAATCAGGAACATCGAAAAGAACAAGTTGAAAGCATGATGGGAGATTTGCGACCATTGATCAAAACTGTTGAAGATGCTATGCGGGTGGTTCCACTGATAAGATTATACATGGATGTTGGAGTGCATAATGATGAACATCTTGTAAGATTAGCATCAATCGTTCAAAAAATCATATCATCTAAAGTAGAATCTGGAGATAATAGTGGATCTTTGACTGCAGATGAAAGGGAACAACTACTCAAACAGGTAGAGGATGAAGTTAAACAGATAGAAAAAGAACAGGCTATCATGGTCAGATCTGTAAAGAAAGATCAATAACATGGCATATTGGGATTCAAAAACAAATAAGTCTTCTGCTCGATTAGACAATTTTGGGTTGGGGTCAAACGGTGGTACCGACGCACCTGTGCCATTTTATGAATTTGAACCTGCTGTAGTTTTAGATTCGGTTTTGGATAATACACATATTATATTCAAAACTAACGTTGCGCCGATAGATACTAATCACTGGCCTCCCAATGTTAACGGAAAATCTCCTTTGCCAGTCGAATTTGATTATTCGTGGGTAGGAAGGGTGTTGGTAAGAATGTTATATACGCAGAAAAACGTTGAAAAAGAGGAGTTAATATGGGCGTATCCTCTAGAATCAGGGTTTTCAGAATATCCGGTTGTAAATGAGATTGTGTCGGTAGTAAAATATTTAGACAAATTTTTCTACACAAGAAAAGTTAATTATTTCAATTTTCCTAACAATAACGTCGATTTTAATCAAGAAGTATCTAGTGGAGGTTATCTAACTTCTGATAAAAGAGTGATCGGCAACAGAGAATTGATGACCGGCTCTAAGGAAGCGTATAGACCGTATGTTGGGCCGAAAAGTCAAACTCGACTCGGCGGCGGGTATGGATATGAAGGTGCTATGGGGCGGTATTTTCATACAAATTATCGTATTAGATATTTGAAAAGAAGAGAGGGAGATTTGATAGTTGAAAGCCGATTCGGACAATCCATCCGGATGGGTTCGTATGATGACAACAGAGAAAATGACAAAGGATATAATGAAGATTTTCCTGGTTATAAAGATTACAAAGGGCCTGGCAGCGGAAGTGGATACAAAAACATAGATGGTAAAATTTATGAATCAGGCGGTGGAAATCCAATGATATTGATAAGAAACCGTCAACGACCTGTTGGTCCAAAAGGTAGTAATAAAATATACGAAAATTTACCACCGATAGAGAATAAAGACGAAGAAAAAGATGCTGCCGGATATGTTGTTGAAGATGTAAATAATGATGGAACGTCTATTCACATTACATCAGGAACCACCAAAAGTAGTTTCGTAACCAACTGTTTTAAAAAAATGTGGGGGACCGGCGAAGAAATACCCGCTTTTCAACCTATTGGATCGACTTCTTTTATTTTTCCAAAGCTGGTCGGTGATCAAATTGTAATTCATAGCGATAGAGTCATTTTGGCAGCAAGAACTGGAGAAACCTTTCATTATTCTAAAAAAAGGTATGCTGTGGTCACTGATAGTGAATACACCGTGGATGCTCAAAATCAAATTGTTTTGACCACTAATAATAAAACCATTATAAATTCTCCAGCTATTTATTTAGGAGAGTATGATAAGACAGATGAGCCTGTGTTATTGGGACAAACTACTGTAAATTGGTTGTCTGATTTATGTGAGTGGTTGTTAGTTCATACACATTGGTATTATCATACTAATCGTAAGGCCGGCGGTGCTTCACCGTCAAGTACGCAATTGACGGTTGAAACGGAGAAGTTAGTGTTGTTGCAGAATAAGTTAAACACATTAATGAGCCGAAGAGTGTTTGTAACTGGAGGCGGATCGTCGCCTGGTCAAAATGGTGGTAAAATAACAAACGGAACTGCTCCGGTGAGAGTAGATCCAGCATCTGGTGCTGGTGTTCCGGGGGGATTTAAAGGAAAAAATAAAAGTTAAAAAGATATATGAAAGCTAATGAATTAAAAAAATTGATCGGAGAAGTTGTTAAAAAAGAAATAAAACAACAGGTCATCCAAGAAGTAAATAAAGCATTATCTCATATAATCGCTGAACTTATTAAAAGTAAGTCGGCGCCTGCATCTACCAAAAGTAAACCAGCACCGGCTCTGCCACACCGGGAAATATCGGAAGATGCTAGAAAGATATTGGATGATGCTGATCATCTACTTAACGAATCGGTATCGAACCCCCCAACCCCAAAAATAAAGATTAGCACAGGAAATCCAATGTTGGATGCTGCGTTGGCGGAAACAGCAAAAACGTATACTCCAAATTCACAACCAACAGGAGAATTTAATAATAACTTGTCAAATTTAATAAGCAGCGGATTTGATAAAATCGGAAATGAAGAAGAGGCAATTACAACCAAATCGAATCGAAACGTGCCAAAAACTAACATTGGGCGATTGAGAGAAATTGTGTCGGAGGCTTCGTGTAATCCCTCCGTCACCGAAACTGCCGTAGTTCCTGATGCGTTGAAAAAAATATTCAATAGAGATTTTCGCAGTTTGATGAAAGCTATCGATCAGAAAAAGAATGCCGGACCTACTGGAATTATCGATCCTTCTAAAGTAATAAGTGGATAATATATGGAAAACAACAAACCCATCGGAATAATATTACCAATTAGAAATGGTAACGGTGGTTATTTTGATCAGTCATTTGACACTCTCACTCAAGTAAAGTCTAATATTTATAATTTATTAAGTACCAGACCAGGAGAAAGAAGAATGCAGCCCACGTTTGGGTCTAGGTTGTGGAGCCTCGTTTTTGAACAAAGTATAGAAGAAATTTCAGAAATAGCTGTAAATATTATAAAAGAAGACATAGCATCTTGGATTCCTGGAGTAACAGTGGTAAATGTTACTACAGCGTTATTAAAAAACGAAGATAAAGATATTTATAAATTGAATATATCTGTTTTATTTGCATTAAACATCGGACAACAGACATCCACGGTAGATATAACAATCGATAATATGACGATATAAAATTGTATGGCAACAAAAACGAACAAATTATTTACTCCAAAAAGCAGAGAAGTCAAATATCTCAATAAAGATTTTTCTCAGTTTAAAGACGCTCTCATAGACTTTGCAAAATATTATTTTCCAAACACATATAGAGATTTTTCTGATTCTTCTCCAGGAATGATGTTTATTGAAATGGCATCGTATGTTGGCGATGTGTTATCATATTATACAGATTATGTATTTAAAGAAAGTATTCTATCTGAAACCAAAGAAAGAAGAAACATCATTTCTTTGGCCAGATATTTGGGTTACAAAGTAAAACCGGCTAGAGCGTCTGCGGGAAAAGTAGATGTGTATCAACTTATACCACCAAAAGAAGAAAATGGAGAATATTCTCCAAATTATGATTATGCTCTTAATATTAGAGAGAACATGCAAGTGTCAAACAATGCTGGATCGACGTTTTTGACCTCAGAACCTGTTAACTTTTCTGTTGACACAGATTCTTCTCCATTAGAAATATCCGTTTATTCAAGAGGAACATCAAACATCCCAACTTTCTTTTTGTTGAAAAAAACTGTTAACATAAGATCGGGTAAAATAATAAAAAAGAATTTTTCGGTGGGTGGTAAACAATCATTTTTAAGATTGACATTAGACGAAGATAATGTATTGGAAATCATCAGCGTGACAGATTCTGACAACAATAAATGGTATGAGGTAGACTATTTAGCACAAGATGTGGTGTTGTCTGGGGTTCCAAATGATGATAATATAGAAGGACATTTGGCTCAATATAAAGACACCGTTCCATATATCCTCAAATATTTGAGAACGTCTAAACGATTTACTACCAACGTTAATGAAAATAATAAAACATACTTGGAATTTGGCGCTGGTTCTACGGAAGTATCAGATCAGTTAGTCAATATCAGTTCTCAAAAAGTGGGCGTAGGATTATCTAACTTTAATAGTTTAAATATTCCTCTTGATCCATCCAATTTTTTGAATAATGATTCTTATGGATTGTCTCCAGCCAATACTATTATAACCGTCACGTATTCCATAGGTGGCGGATATGAAGCCAATTCTCCGTCAAACGGAATTACCAACACCGATTCCTATGAAATGGAAAATTCCACCGAAGGAATGACGCCGGATGAAATAAACTTGTTAAATACAGTTCGTTCTTCGTTACGAGTTAACAACGAAGAAGCTACCACCGGTGGCAAAGGAGAAGAAACAAACGAAGAAATAAAACAAAATGCGGTAGCGCTGTTTGCCGCTCAAAATAGATCTGTAACTAGAGACGATTATTTAATGAGATTATATTCACTTCCAGCAAAATATGGAACGATTGCTAAAGCGCATATAACCACTAATAACTCGTTGGAAGTTGGTGAAAAACAGATTTTGGTTGGTACTGTGTCGGGAAGTTTAGCTACCGTAGATAAAACTAATGTAGAAGAATATCTTAGAAAAATTGTTTATGATAGAAGTAACCCATTTGCTATCAACGCTTATATTTTAACATACGATTCCAATAAGAATCTGATTGTATCAAATACTGCTCTAATCAATAATTTATTAAATTATATGAAACAGTATAGAATATTGACCGATAGCATTAACTTTATCGATGGATATGTGATTAATATTGGTGTAGAGTTTTCTATTAAAGTTTATAAAGGATATAATAAAAAAGAAATTTTGACAAATGTTCTCGATACCGTCAAAGGATTTTTTAATATCGATCAGTGGGAAATGAATCAACCAATCAATTTAAGCCAACTTAGGTTGGAAATAGCAAATGTAGAAGGAGTTCAATCCATTGTATCGCTAACTGTAAAAAACAAAACGCCTCTTACTACTGGTGGTCAAAATTATTCGTCAGTAGAATATGATATTGAGGCGGCTTCTAAAGATGATATAATTTATCCATCTTTGGACCCGTGTATATTCGAAGTAAAATATCCTGATAGCGATATAAAAGGAACTGTGTTGTAAGAAAGACTTATGCATCATTTTATTTATTCAGATAAAGATACCTACCTCACCAATCAAACATATTTACCAAACAAAAATTTTGGGTTGGATGAGATATTGAGAGTGGGCACTTCGACGGTTACTACGAAAGTGACCTCACCAACTAAGACACAAACTTACAACGGAGGATTAGTTCAAAACACATATTTATATAGGTTCACCGGGTCTGTCTCATCTGCTTCTTTTTGTGGAACCGTAGATTATGCGTCGGGAAGTATAATCGGAAGTGCAATCACTACGTCATTTCAAGCTGAATATTTTTCTGGAAGTTTATCGGGAACATTTGTTGGATGGATGATGCCAGGAGCTATATCCGTAAATTCGTCTTCTGAAACGTATTCAGGAAGTTTGATCAATTTCAGTGGAAGCGTTTCATCTAGCAATTATATTAACGGGTTTGTTTCAGGAAATTTGATTACATATTATTCGGCAAGCAGCGATACAAACACCGTATTTTCCATGTTTTCAACCTATAACGGAATATTAAGTGGATCAACGGGAACAATGTTATATGGATATTTGACCGGAGATGATGTAACTAACGTTCAAAACATACAACTACAAACTAAGAAGTTTATGGAAAGATCGTTGTTATACTTCGATTTAGCAGAAATATCAAAATCCATAGTAGATGGCAGCATAACCGCCCCACAATTCACGCTTCGTCTTAGAGTTTCAAGAGAAGAAAATCTTCCGGTAACGTTTAGTTTATACGCCTTCCCTGTTAGTCAAAGTTGGGAAATGGGTGACGGATATCTATCAGACGGAAATGGATCGTTAAAAGGTGCCAGTTGGAACTTTAAAAATTACTATTCTGGAAGTTCGTGGTATCCGTATACTGATACATTAGCTTTATCACCTATTAACTTCGTATCTAATCCGGACTCAGCTACTGAATCGTTCGCTCGCGGTGGCGGAACGTGGCATACATCTTCAGCATATATTTGTAGCCAATCGTTTGATTACGAATCCTCGGATATATCGATGAGCGTTAACAGAATTGTGTTGCCGTGGTTAAGTGGAACAATTCCAAATGAAGGATTTATACTCGTCACATCAGATGAGTTTACTTACACGGGATCGCAAATGAGTCTGTTGTATTTTAGCCACGATTCCAATACAATTTATCAACCATATTTAGATACTGCTTGGAATGACAGTAGTTGGGTGACAGGTAGTATTACAACTTCTAGCGTTGTGATTTCGATTCGTCCTGCTGGAGTTAGTGGAAGTTTGATTAGTGGTTCGTCAATCACCGGCAGTAGCGTCAGCGGAAGTTTTACAGGCCAAGGTGAAATACATTATGATACTAATACATCGGCAAGTGGGTTTGTTTATCTTCAAGGATCAGGCGGGACGATTAACGGAGTTACTATATTAGGAGATATAACGGGGTCAAAAATAAGTTCTACGTTGATGGCTACTTTAATTAACGGAGATTTTAGTGCCAGTGTAATAACAGCTAGTATAGATGCGTTAAACTATTTACTTACCGCGGGAACTATTACTGGTTCTTGGAGTGGAGCACATCTGATGAGTAGTTCGATCAGTCAAAGCATCGGAACAGGATTTAACTCCCGTGTATTCGTAGACATTTCAGGAAGTTATATCACCGGCAAAGCATTGGGAGTCTATACATCTAACGTAAATCTTCCAACCGGAAGCGGAACTTTTAACGGCGTATTTGTTAATGGGGTTTACGCTGGAGCGTCGGTGTTTGCCACATTTAGTGGAAGCGCTTTAACATCGTCATATTCTTATACATCAAGCGTCGAATATGAGAACAATTCTTTGGACCCTCTACAAACTAACAAACCGTTTGCGGTGGTTGTTCAAAACATTCCATCAAAAATTAGTGGTGATAATATAGTTCGTATTAACGTGTTTGGCAGAGAAGAATTCCCACTTAAGAATTTTACAAGAGCGACCCAACTTACACAATATTTGACGCCTAAGTATTTACCATTAACATCATTTTATGCTATTAAGGATAATGAAACGGAATATATGATATTACCGTTTGATGCTTACACAAACTTAAGCTGCGATGTAAACGGGAATTATTTTTTGTTAGATGCTACAGGGATTCCACAAGAAAGGTATTACCGATTGTTAATTAAGGTAGAACAAAGTGGGTCTACATATACATTCGATAATAATAATGTATTCAAAATTATAAGATAATTATGGATTTTACAAAAAATGTTGACGAGTTTAATTCAAGGGGGACATACAATTACCAATTTGATGAAGTTGGAAATTTGTTGTTGAATCCTTCGTCGTCAGTATTTGAACAGCAGTATTTTTCTATTCCCTTAATGCGATCCAAATATAATGATGCTAAAATTAATTCGTTTTATGACACAAATTTTACAGAATTTATAAAATCGCCTACAACAGGATCAGATAGTGAAGAAACAATAGCATTAAAAGACGAATTGAATAGAATAGAAAAGGAAAACGCCGAATTTAAGAAACAGTTGGATGTTATTATAGCTAAAGATGAACAAGGATCGGTTGAGGCTCAGAGGGATGCTATTAGGAATATTATTTTAGAGTTACGAATTAAACTGAAACAGGGAGAAACGTTGGATGATTTTGAAGTTGACTTTCCATATTTTCCAAACGCGAGTCAGGAAAATAATTTGATATAATATGTCATTACCATTTTCACATTTAGTTCCTTATACGGGAAGTTTGAGTGCCGTCTCAGTATTGAGCGAAACAGACGCCAACTTATTTTCTACGGGGTCGTTGAGAGACATATGGTATGGTATCTCTGATGATGATTATATAGAACTTTCTGTGTTCAGTTCAGATACCGAAGATCAGATAGCATTCAAGTGTTTTAATCAAGAAAAAAACTTTAAGACAGTCACGTTAACGTTTTTGGATAATAAAGACAGCCCCATTACATACACGTATGACGAATTACAAACTGATTTTGACATATACAAATCCGAAAAAATACTAACACATACCGTAGAACAATTGTATGAAGCTGGTATATACTCTGGTGAATATAAAGTTTCTTATAATTTTGTAAGGTTGATGGCTGGTAATCAAAATAGCCCGCTTACTATTAAAGATATTTCACCGTCTAGAAAAGAGATCAAACTTGTTCCATCTGAACGAACCGACAATAATTTTACAGCGTTTTGTTTGAAGAAATTTCATTTAAGAGATGTTATACCGGTTGTTATATCCGTCACAAAACAGTGCCCATATGATCAGATTTATGCGAGAGTTAAAGATAACTATGTAAATGAAATAAATCTTCTTCGAACCATATTCTTTTTAAATTATGATGGAAACGTTTTAACATTTTTAAAAGAATTGTATGAAGATTTTATTAAATATACCCTTCTTACTACTGAACAGATTTCTGACAAACTGAATCCTGATAAAATCTATAGAATACAAGGTATTAGGACATATTTTAATAATTACATGTTGTCTAATTACGATACAATATCAGATTTTGAAACGTTGGATATAAAATTTGTAGAATATGTAGAAAAAAGAGTCGATCAAAAATTTAAACCGTTCATTTCTCAATTAAAAAATTCAAAAGAATTTCTAAACACAAGAAAATTTGTTATAGAATTTTTTGTTGATCACTTTTATAGATATGCAATCAACCCGTTAATCAAAGAGTATAAAGAAAAATACTACTCATATCTCAAAAATGCATTAAATTTCGGAGATAATAGATTTTATACAATTCTTGCTCACGATTATTTGGATGAAAGAAATTCCACATCAGATCCTCTTACATTAATTGTTAAATTAAGTTCAGAACTTCCTACAGACATATCAATAAAGAATTATTGTTGGGTGACTAACTACGGAATGGTTCCTTACGTGTTTAATGCCGTTGTTCAAGATCCTATAAAATATCCAACTACAAGAATTGGTGCTCCAAATTTTAATATTGATGTAGCTACGGTAAGTAAAAAAAATGTAAATAAATTATATTCAATAGACGATCTTAAAATGACAAACACCGATTTGGGGGATCGAGTGTCTTTAAATAAAAAGATTTCTGAATTGAATATCGATTATACCGATTTTAAAAACTTCGTCGTTTTTTCGTCGGTTGCGACTCGATTAACTGTATTTAAAAATAAAATTGTAGATTGGTCCGATTTAAGTTCTTCTTTGGTATCGTTAGAATATAAATATTCATCATCATTAAGTTCGTCGGTTGTGTATCCATATTATACAGTAGAACAATCGGATTATCAAACACGAATGACGGATATAATAAATTCGTTTGATGGATATGAATCTTTTCTTTTTAAAGGTGGAGATTATACATATAACATAAATTCCGGCTCATTTTTTAATGCAAGTTACGTAATCATTAAAGATGAAGACGCGGTGGAGTTTGATAGAAATAACAGAGATAGTTTGGTCAATAACGTTCCTGAATATCTTGTGAACGACGAAGACAGCGTGGAATATTTGACCTTCCTATCAATGGTCGGGCATCATTTTGATAACATTTATACTTACATTTCGAGTTTACCCATTCAAAAATTTGTTCAAAACAGTTTGACTAGTAGTTTATCTACAGGCGTTTTGAAGGATGCTCTATATTCTCTTGGGTGGAATGTATCAGATCTTATTGGTGATGAAGACATCGATGATGTGTATTTGAATAGTATTGATAATTCTTCATATAATATCCTCTCATCCGAAGAGAGATTAAGATATATTTGGAATCGGTTATTAGTTACTTTGCCTCAAATTTACAAGACAAAAGGAACCGAAGCGTGTATCCATCTTTTAACTTCTTGTTATGGAATACCATCTACTCTATTAAGTTTGAGAGAATATGGCGGCGGCGACTACGCATCTGATGCTGCAATCACATATACAGACTACAAAAAAGTGTATATGTGCAAGTTTAACGGAGAATATATTTCAGCATCGGTTCCAGCTAAAGACTTCATTTGTGGCCCGTGGGCAACCAATTTTAGAACCGTAGAATTTGCGTTTTCATCTGATGATGAAAAACATTTTGAATTATATGAAAAAGTTCCTATATTCACGTCGATTCCGTGGCCAGGAAACGGGTGGCCGAATGTATCATGGGCTATAGGAGTATACAAATTGCCTGAAAAATATTTTGGGAAAGTATTTTTTCAAATGTATTCGGGTTCCACGGCAAACACGATTCTTACAAGTAGTGCGTTGCCAATATTCAATGGAGATGTATTTAGTGTAATGCTGAGAAGAAACATTCCCATTAACGCATTCAATAGTAGCAGTATTCCAACATCAAGTGTATCATATTTGAACAACATCGACTATATTCCTGCAAAATATGATTTGATCGTTCAAAGAAACGAATATGGAGATATATTATTTCAATCGACTAGCAGTGTCATATTAAATACTCTACAAGACAATAGAGCATTTAGTTCGTTTGGAAAGTTTTATGTAGGAAACACGTTAACGTCAGCTAGTTTTAGAGGAACAATTGATAAAATAAAGATTTGGGATATTCCTGCTACAAATGATGCCTTTAACGATTATGTTAATGATTATGAATCATATAGTTATTCTGGATCAGATGCTTACACACATTTATGGGTGGATCTTCATTGGAATTATCCAGAATCATTATATACAGCATCAATTACACCTAGTTCAGTAATAATAACAAACAACGCCGAATATTATTCTGTTATAAATTATTACAATGGAGTATACACATCGTCAACAGACATAACACAACAATCAAAATCGTTTGAAGCACAAAATCGGTGGAGAACATATCTTCCGTCAGGGTCTTTAGATATAGTAGCGCATCAATTTCCGATTTATATTGTTCCAAATATAAGTGTTTCTTATGATTCTACTATTTGTGAAAATTATACGGCCTCGGCG